TCGCCAGGAGGCGCTTTTGTCGAAGACAGCGGGCGATCCGCCTTCGCTGAAGCTACGGCGGACAGGTGAGATTTCGCTTCGCGGCGCCTTCGGCGTGAACTCACGACATTCACGTTGGCAACGGGGAACGGTGGTTTGTATCCGTTGTCCGTGTAAACCGTTATGGGAGGCGTCGCGACTCGGTGACCAACTTGGTGCCAAGCCCGTATTCTCGGGCAAAGCACTGCATGAGAAGCGCTTAAGCACTAGGTCCGTGGAGCGCGCCAAGCTACGAATGACCGCTTCCGCTTGGGAAGGGGCGGGCATCCGGATTACATGGCGCCCCACCCCGAGGTGGGGCAGTCTTGCTCGCCGTTGCCAGGCTGTGCCACGCGGACTGGGGGCAGACGAAGGCCAGAGGCGTTCATGATCCCCGTTTCTCGTCTTTTTTTCTCGGCGATATGCATGGATTGGCACGCTGGCATATAGCGATCGCAAAAGCATAATAAACAAGGATTTGCGTTCAATTCGGCAGTAGGGACGAGGTGGCTATGGGCAGCGAAGGCAATGGTCAGTACATATGCTACTGACAACAACATGCTTGACTGCGGCCGCCTCGGCGTCTAGTATATCAGTATGACGCGTACTGACGACAGATCGGCGCCACGAGCTGAGTTGCTCGAAGTTGCTCACGTGCAACCGGGTTATCTGAGCCGTAGCCGGGTCCGCGCCTTGCGGAGCGGCACGCACCGGCTTCTGCAAGCCAGAGACGTCTCGCCCGAGGGCGGGGTGCAGGTTGATGCCGCGATCCGCTTCCGGCCCGAGCGGAACCCGGACCTCTACCGCGTCTCGCGGGGCGACATCCTTGTTGTGGCTCGGGGACAGGACCACCGGGCGTGCCTCGTCACGGTTGATCTGGTGGACACGCTTGCATCCAGCGTCTTCTACATCATTCGGCCTCAGGAGCAGGTCGTGCTTCCAGGCTTCCTCGCGTGGTGGTTGAATCGGCCTCGCGTCCAGGCGGAGATCAGGTCACAGTCTCGCGGCACGGGGATTGGCTACATCAGCCGACAGACCATCGAGCACCTGCCGGTGGTGCTACCATCGCTCCGCGTGCAGCGGGGAATCTCGGAAGCTGTCAGTCTTTGGCAGAAGAAGCAGGTGCTTCAGGCCAGCCTCGACGAGAAGCGCGAGCAGTTGATCCACGCCATCTGCCGCCAGGCAGTTCGGCAGGACAAGGAATAGCCCATGACCCAGACGGTATCCCAGAAAGAAATCAACGACATCCTCTGGCAGGCGTGCGACACTTTCCGGGGGACGCTCGACCCGACGCAGTACAAGGACTACATCCTTGTGATGTTGTTCATCAAGTACATGTCCGACCTCTGGAAGGACAAGCGCGAGCAGTACCTCAAGCAGTACAGGGGGGACGAAAGACGCGTGGCGCGGGCCCTCGGCCGTGAGCGATTCGTCATGCCCCCCGTCGAGCTCAAGGACAAGAAGACCGGGGACGTCGAAGAGACCTTTCCCGCCAGCTTCGATGCCCTCTACGATCGCCGCACGCGATCCAACATCGGCGAGCTGATCAACATCGCCCTTGAGGCCATCGAGGACGCTAACAAGGCGAAGCTAGAGAACGTCTTCCGCAACATCGACTTCAACTCTGAGCCGAACCTAGGCCAGGCCAAGGACCGCAACCGCCGGCTCAACCACCTGCTGGAGGACTTTGCCAAGCCGCAGCTCGACCTGCGCCCCAGCCGGATCGGCAACCAGGACGTCATCGGCAACGCCTACGAGTATCTGATCAGCCGTTTCGCCGCCGACTCCGGCAAGAAGGGCGGGGAATTCTACACCCCCGGCGAAGTCGCCACGCTCCTTGCCAGGCTGCTCAAGGCCGAGCCCGGCAACACGATCTGCGACCCCGCCTGCGGGTCCGGGTCTCTTCTTATCCGCGTGGCCAAGGAAATCGGCTCGCCCAACTTCGCTGTCTTCGGCCAGGAATCCAACGGCAGCACGTGGGCGCTGTGCCGGATGAACATGTTCCTCCACGCCATGGACAACGCCCGTATCGAGTGGTGCAACACCATCACCAGCCCCCACCTTGTCGAGGCCGATCGCCTGCTCAAGTTCAACGTGGTGGTCGCCAATCCGCCGTTCAGCCTCGACAAATGGGGCCAGGACCACGCCGAGAACGATCCGTATAACCGCTTCTGGCGCGGCATCCCGCCCAAGAGCAAGGGCGACTACGCCTTCATCAGCCACATGGTGGAGACCGCCCTCGAAGATCAAGGGCGTGTTGGCGTGATCGTCCCCCACGGCGTGCTGTTCCGGGGTGGGGCCGAAGGCAAGATCCGCCAGAAGCTCATCGAGGACAACCTGCTGGAGGCCGTCATCGGCCTGCCGGCGAACCTGTTCTTCGGCACGGGCATCCCGGCCGCCATCGTGGTCTTCAACAAAGCCCGCAAGCCGTGGGCCGGGGCCCGCTCCCAGCGCGACAAGCACATCCTCTTCATCGATGCCAGCAGGGAATACGAGGACATCAAGAACCAGAACCGCCTCCGGGACGAGGACATCGCCAAGATCGTCGCCACGTTCGACGCCTTCAAGCCGGTCGACAAATACGCCTACCCCGCCACGCTCGCCGAGATCAAGGAGAACGAGTTCAACCTGAACATCCCGCGCTACGTGGACACCTTCGAGCCCGAGCCCGAGGTCGACATCCCGGCTGTGCAGAAGGAAATTGCCGCACTAGAGGGCGAACTCGCCGCCGTGGAGAAGGAACTGGCCGGGCATCTGAAGGAATTGGGCTTGGCCTCGAAAGGGGGAGCGTAGCATGGCCGCACGCCCGAAGATCAAGGAAGCGAAACGCTGCATGCTCTGGGGCCGAGCTGCGGGCCGATGCGAGCTCTGCAACCAGCCTGTCTCGTGGAATCCGCAGACCAAGGAGGACGTGAATGTCGCAGAGGCCGCGCACATCATCGGCTTCAGCGCGGATGGCCCACGCGGCGAAGACGACCTTTCCGTAGAGCTCGCCGAAGACCTCAGTAACCTCATGCTGATGTGCCGAGTGTGCCACAAGACCATCGACGCAAATCCTGACCAGTATCCAGTCGAGCGATTGCGCAGAATGAAGCGTGCCCACGAAGATCGCGTCGATCTCGTAACCGCCATCGGCCAGGAACGTGGCAGTCACATCCTTCTCTACGGGGCCAACGTCGGCGATCACAACCCGCAGGTGTCATACCAAGTGACTGCCCCAGCACTGATTCCTGACGACCGCTATCCGGCCAGCCGAACGCCCCTCACCTTGAGCATGGCCAACAGCACCTTCCGCGACCGAACCAGTGAGTTCTGGCGCATCGAATCGCAACAGCTTCGGGCGATGATCGTCCAGCAGGTAAAGCCGCGACTGCGACCCGGCGACATTGAGCATCTGTCGATCTTCGCCGTTGCCCCGCAACCTCTGCTGGTTCTCCTGGGTTACCTGCTCTGCGACATCAACTATAGCGCCCGCGTTTACCAACTCCACCGCGAGCCGCCCGGATGGGGCTGGCAGGGCCACCCGAACGGATTCGACTACACCATCGAGCGTCCCAGCGGCGCAACAGGCCAGCCCGCGCTGGTGCTGGCGCTCAGTGCCCCGGTCACAAACGACCGCGTGACGAGCAAGATCGGCGACGATGCCGCCATCTGGCGGGTCACGATCGACAATCCTGACAACGATTATCTGAAATCCGCACTGCAGCTTCAGCAGTTTCGCAGGCTGGTCCCGGGGCTCCTTGATGAAATCAAGAACCACTACCCCGTCGGCACGCCGCTGAACGTGTTCCCGGCCGCGCCGGTGTCGGTCTGCGTGGAACTCGGCCGGGCCATTCAGCCCAAAGCCCACATGCCCCTACGCCTGTGGGACGAAAACAAGAACCTGGGCGGGTTCATCCACGCCTTTGACATCAACGCGACGAACGGGGGTGACCAATGACTGTCCAAGAGCAGGTTCTCAACGACGTGCTGAATCAGGTCGCCATCGAGCTCGACATTCCGCCCCACAAATACAAAGAGGCGATGGAGCGATTCGATGCCATCAAGCGGCATCTTGAGGACGGTGACTACCCAGGCTCATCGCCGCCGCCCAGCATCTACCTTCAGGGCTCGTTCCGGTTGGGCACGGTCATCCGCCCGACCAAAGGCGGCAAAGACTGCGGCTTCGATATCGACATCGTCTGCGAGGTCAAGAGAAGCAAAGACGGAGACGACCCGGAGGAATTGAAGAATGATGTCGGTGACGAGGTGAAAGCCTATGCCAGGGCAAACAGCATGGCACGCCCAAAGGACGGCCGGCGGTGCTGGGCCCTGAACTACGCACCTGACAGTGAAGGCATCGGGTTCCACGTCGATGTCCTTCCTTGCCTGCCGGATACTGCCGCTGGCAAGCAGATCCTGGAGGCGAACTCCGCTACCGGCGCGACCGGCTGGGCGTACCTTCAGACAACGGTCGCGATCACGAATCGCGATGACGATGCGAATCCGCCCGAGTACGACTGGCGATCTAGCAATCCCATTGGCTTTGCCAACTGGTTCAACGAAATCTGCCTACCGGGCTACGCCCATATAGACAACCGGCGACAGAAGGAGCTGCTGTTCGAAGCCCATGGCCAGCGACAGAACTTCCCCTTCAGCCGAGCCGACGACATCCCCGACGCCTTGGTTCGGACGCCCCTCCAGCGAGCCATCCAGATCATGAAGCGCCACCGCGATGTCCGTTTCAGCGGCTGCCAGGACGAGAAGCACAAGCCAATCTCCATGATCATCACGACGCTGGCTGCACGGCTCTATCAGGGGCGGGCCGATCTGTATCAGACGACTCGGTCAGTCCTCCAGTTCATTGTCGAGACTCTGGCGCAGCACGTAGCTCTCGTGGACAACCGGGCCCTGCTAGAAGACATTGGCCGGATGCAGCTTATCCGGCGTGTTGGTGACAAGTGGTACATCCCCAACCCGGTGAATCCCCACAATCCTGGCGACCCGGACGATAAGGGCGAGAACTTCGCCGACCGATGGCACGAAGACAACCACGCCAACGCCAAGGCCTTCTTCCAGTGGGTCGGCTGGCTTAAGGCCGACCTCGACGGTCTGCTCAACAGCAGCGACCTCCGTGGCATGAAGGGCACGCTCAGTGAGGCCTTCGGCGATACCGTCGCAACCCGTACACTTGCCCGGCTTGGTGTCACGTCCAGCAGCGACAGGGCCGGTACATTGGTTCAGGCAAGTCCGACGGTTCTATCGAAGTTCGACGTCCCGCACCGTCAGAAGCCGACGTGGCCCAGCCGCTTCACGCATGACGTGACGATTGAGGGCCGGGCCACGCGGAACGGCTGGCGCACCCTAGTCTCCACCAGCGGATTCCGCAAGATCGCCAAACACTACTCGCTCACATTCAAGGCCAAGACCAGTGTCCCGTGGCCGTACGAGGTGCACTGGCAGGTGGTAAACACCGGCGACGAGGCACGCCGGTGTAACCAACTCCGTGGCACCATCTTCGCCGGGGATGACGTGCGCCATGAGCGCACCGAATACACCGGATTTCACTGGATCGAGTGCTTCATCGTCAAGGATGGCGTTCTCGTGGCGCGTAGCGGGGAGTTCGTGGTGAACATCGAGTAGAGGGAACATGACCCAGCCGAAGCAACTCCATCTTGGCGACCTGTTCCGATCCCGTCGGCAGAAGGGACGGCGGGGCCTGCCCGTCCTGTCGGTGACGATGAACGATGGGCTGGTTCATCGCGATACGCTGGAGCGGAAGACCAACGGCACGCTCGCGCCCGAGGACCACCTGCTCATCCGCAAGGGCGACATCGCCTACAACATGATGCGGATGTGGCAGGGCGCGTCCGGCCTGGCTGAGCAAGACGGCATTGTCAGCCCGGCCTACGTTGTTGTTGCACGCAAAGACGGGATCGACCCGCTGTTCGCCTCGTATTGGTTCAAGTCCGCCCGGATGGTCTATCTATTCTGGGCCTACTCCTACGGCATCACCGGCGACCGCTTGCGGCTGTACTACAAGGACTTCGCCAAGATTCCCGTCACCATCCCACCCAAGCCGGAGCAGGAACGCGTCGGGCGGATACTGGCCACGGTGGATCGGGCGATTGAGCGGACGGCCCGGCTCATCGCGGCCAAGCGAAGGCTCAAGAAAGGCCTCGCCCAGCAACTGCTCACCGGCCAACGACGATTGCCGGGGTTCGGTGAACCAGCTGTCGAAGGAGAGACCGGCAAGGAATCGAGGTGCGGCCGGATTCCCTCGGACTGGGAATGTGTTCATCTTCGGGACATCTCCCGTCTGAACCCGGTCACGCTGCCTGAGTCGACGCCGAATGACTACTCCTTCCGGTATGTGGATCTCAGCATGGTAAAAGAGGGCGCGGTCGCCTTCCCGCCGGAGCAGATTCGTTTTCGTGATGCGCCGAGCCGGGCGCGTCGTGTTGTTTCCAAGGGCGACATCACCATGTCTACGGTTCGTCCGAACTTGCGGGGGTACGCGATCTGGCCTGGCGAAGTTCATGACGTGGTGTGTTCCACAGGCTTCGCCGTGATACGCGTGACAGACGCCTCTGCGCAGTTCGTCTACCAGTGGCTCTACTCTACGCAGGTCGCACGCTATTTCTATGCGTGCATTGCTGGCACCGGCTATCCAGCACTGAGTCCTCGAGATGTCGAGAATACCGCAGTCCCGCAGCCACCCCAGGGTGAGCAGGACCGCATCGCCGACGTGCTGAGCGCGGCCGACCGGGAGATTGCCCTGCTCGGGAAGAAGCTCGCGGCGCTTGGCGAGCTCAAACGCGGCCTGATGCAGAGGTTGCTGGCGATGCCGGTGCCTGCTGCCCCAACCGATGGAGGGAACGCCCGTGGTTGACCTCACCGACTACTCCGATCGGATTCTGGCGGCTGAAGACCGGCCTCTTTTCGAGGACGCCGTTGCAGCCGGTAAGGTCGGCGCGCTGCGGGCCGCCTACGTGATGATCTGGCTGGCTTGCGCCGAGTCCCTGAAGCGGCGATTCCGCGAGGCGCAGAAGCGTGACAGTGCAGCGGGCAAGACCGTCGGGGAGATCGAGGACAAGGAGAGGGATCACAAGGCGGTCGACAAGTTCGTCCTGGACAAAGCCCACGAATACGGCTTCCTCTCCGACTCCGGCCACACGGTTCTGAATCACGTGTACGAGATGCGCTGCTTCTACGGCCATCCTTATGAAGAGGCCCCGTCCCAGGAGCAGGTCTCGCACGCGGCGGCTATGGCAGTGGAACATGTCCTGTCTCAGCCGGTCAAGCTGCGGCACGGCTTCGGGAAGCTGCTGCTCAAGAACTTGCTGGCGGATCGAAGCTACCTAGACGACCAGCGGGCCGCGGTGGAGGCGTTCGCCAAAGACATCATCCCGAGGCTTGATGACAGCGTTCACGGTTGGCTGCTGGACGCCTACTGGGTGGACCTTGAGAAGACTGCCGACGATCCGTCGATGGCGGTGTTCGTTCGCCGCGGTATTTGGTTCTGCCGCACGATGCTGACGGAAGTTGGCGTCGGCGTGTTCTCTCGGGATGAATGGCACGAAAGGGTCAGCCGACACGCGAAGACACTGATGCGCGTCTGCAGCATCGCCGAGGTCTTCAGCGAGATCGGCAGACGCGCGCAGGACTCACTGGTCGGCGCAATCCTGACCGAGGCCGTCACGCGCGCCAGTGTACTCAAGCACCTGGAGAGACTCAGCGATGCCGGAGCGCTGTCCGAGCGGCAGCAAGAACGGTTCGCCGAACACGTCGCGAAGACGAAATCAAGCAACCTGCGTTCGGCAGGCCTGAGAACGAGGACTTGCTTCAAGAAGCTGATCTCCGCGATGGGCTCGCACGACTGGTACGTGCAGAACCCGGCAATCGATCTGGTCGTGTCGAACGGGCCCGGCCAAGCGTCAGAGCTCAATGAGAAGCAGCAGGTCGAGCTGGGCCGCAACATACTCCAAGCAGCTGAAGGGACCGCGAACTCCGCCGAGGAGTTCCTCCGCGAGTTGGTCAAGAACGCGACAGCTTGGCCGCATCACGTGGTTCGCGGGATCGCCCTGGAGACGTTCACCAACGAGAAGGACGAGATCCGATTCAAAGACCGCCATCTGGACGAGGTCTTGTCCGCACTTGCTCAGCTCAAGGCCACGCCACGGAAGCAAGTCATCGCCGAGATCGCAGCATCGGTGGATGCCGGCACTCCAAAGGGAAGGGTCGATGAAGACGACTTCGAGGAAGTCATCGAAGCTCTGGCAAGCCATGCGTGGGCCACACCACTGAAGAAGAGCCTCAAAGCCAAGGCGGTGTCACTGCCCGCCGAGGATGACCACGATGAGTCATGACCTGCCCTCCTTCAAGGAGGACCACATCTCGCAGGTACCGGCGTTGGAGCTGCTTCAGAAGCTGCAACCCGGGTACGACTATCTCAGCCAGGCGAAAGTAGTTGAGCTGCGCGGTGGCCGGCTGGGCGGGGTGTTGCTCGAGACAGTGCTGGCTCAGCAGTTGCGGAAGATCAACGCCATTCGGTTCAAAGGACGAGAGTATCCCTTCAGTGAGGGTAACATCCTGGCGGCCGTGCAGGCGCTGAAGGACGTGGCCGACGGAGGACTGATCCAAGCCAACGAGAGAGTCTACGACCTGCTGACGCTGGGCAAGGCGATGCCCCAGTCCATCGACGGGGACACCAAGAGCTTCCAGCTCGACTACATCGATTGGCGACACCCGGAGAACAACGTCTACCACGTGACCGAGGAGTTCGCAGTCGAACGGACCGGCAGCCATGAGACGCGCCGACCCGACGTGGTGCTGTTCGTCAACGGCATTCCCTTGGTCGTGATCGAGTGCAAACGCCCTGACCTGAAAGACCCGATCGAGCAGGCGGTCAGCCAGCAGATCCGCAACCAGCAGCGTGACCAGATCCCGCGGCTGTTTCACTACGCCCAGCTCCTGCTGGCGGTCTCGAAGAACGAGGCCACGTACGCCACCGTGGGCACGCCGGCGAAGTTTTGGTCTGTGTGGAAGGAGCATGGAGGCGAGGATGCGGCCGTGGCGGGAGTGATCGCCCGGCCGTTGGCCGAGCAGCAAAGAGGCCAGCTGTTCAGTGAGAGGTTCCGGTACGTGCGGGAGTACTTCGAGGCCTTGGAGCGCGATGGCCGGGAGGTAACGGAGCAAGACCGGGCCCTGCACGCGCTGTGCAGGCCGGAGCGGCTGCTGGAGTTGGTGTACCGGTTCATGCTCTACGATGCAGGGGAGAAGAAGGTCGCCCGGCATCAGCAATACTTCTGCGTGAACAGGATCATGGACCGGATTCGCCGCAAGCAGCGCGACGGCACGCGTAGAGGCGGCGTGGTGTGGCACACCCAGGGCAGCGGCAAGAGCCTGACGATGGTCATGCTGGCCGAGGCGATCGCGTTGGAGGGCGGGATCGACGACTACAAGATCATCCTGGTGACCGACCGGGTGGACTTGGATGACCAGATCTACAAGACCTTCCACCACTGCGGCACGCTGCCTGTGCAGGCGAAGACCGGCAAGCATCTGGCCGAGCTTCTGCGGGACAACAAGGCCCGGATCATCACCACGGTCATCGACAAGTTCGAGCTGGCGGTTGGCAAGGCAGGCGTGCGGGATGAGAGCCCGGACGTTTTCGTCCTGGTCGACGAGGGCCATCGGAGCCAGACGGGCAAGTTCGGGCAGTTTGGCACACTGCACACCAACATGCGTAAGGCGATGCCGAATGCCTGCTTCATCGCCTTCACCGGTACGCCGCTGCTGAAAGGCGAGAGGAACACGATCTCGACGTTTGGCGGTCTGATCGACACCTACACCATCGAGCAGGCGGTGAAGGACAGAGCGGTCGTGCCGTTGCTGTACGAAGGCCGGCATGTTGACCAGCGCGTCGACACGGAGTCCATCGATGAGTGGTTCGACCGCATCACAGAGAACCTGAGCAGGGAGCAGAAGGCCGACCTGAAGAAGAAGTTCGCTACCACCGACCAACTGAACAAAGCCCGGCAGAAGGTCATGCGGATCGCGTGGGACGTGGGCGAGCATTTCCGAGACAATTGGCAGGGAACACCGTACAAGGCACAGCTGGTGGCTCAGGACAAAGCGACGGCCCTGCTGTACAAGCGGTTCCTCGATGATTTCGGGATGGTCAGCAGTGAGGTACTCATCTCCGGGCCGGACGAGCGCGAAGGCGAGGAGGATGTCCACGAGGCGGCCAAAGACAAGGACGAAGAGGCCGCGAAGGATAAGGAGAGGATCAAAGCCTTCTGGACGGCGATGATGGCCAAGTATGGCAGTGAAAGGGAGTACAACCGCCAGGTCATCAGCGCCTTCAAGCATGCCGAGCAGCCTGAGATCATCATCGTCGTCGACAAGTTGTTGACCGGCTTCGATGCCCCCCGCAACACGGTGCTGTACCTGACCCGCAGGCTGACTGGCCACACGCTGCTCCAGGCTATCGCTCGCGTGAACCGGCTCTACGACGGTAAGGACTTCGGGTACATCATCGACTACCGGGGGGTGCTTCAGAATCTCGATGAAGCCCTGGACATCTACGGGCAGCTCGCCGAGTTCGACCGGGACGGGCTGGCCGACCTGTGCACGGCCCTGACGGATGTGGACGTCGAGGTGCAGAAGCTGCCCCAGCGACATTCAGACCTCTGGGATCTGTTCAAGGCCGTCCGGAACCGGCGGGATGAAGAGGCCTACGAGCGGCTGCTGGCCGACGAGGAGTTGCGGGCGAGGTTCTATGAGCGGCTGAGCGCCTACTCCCGCGCGCTGGCGATTGCCCTGTCGTCATCGGCGTTCCTGGAGGAAACACCGGATGGCAAGCTCGCCAAGTACAGAGAGGACCTGCGGTTCTTCATGAAGCTCCGGACGTCGGTGCGGAAGCGCTACGCCGAGGTGGTGGATTTCAAGGAGTATGAGGCCCGCATCCAGAAGCTGGTGGACCAGCACGTCGGCACGGGCGAGGTGGAGAAGATCACCGACCTGGTGAACATCTTCGACGCCGACGCGTTCGCCAAGGAGGTCGAGAAGCTCGGCAGCACGGCCTCCAAGGCCGACACCATTGCCTACCGCACGAAACGGACCATCCATGACCGCATGCAGGAAGACCCGGCGTTCTACCGGCGGTTCTCGGAGATGCTGGAGGACGCCATCCGGGCGTTTCGGGAGCAGCGGTTCTCCGACGCCGAGTATCTGCGCAAGGTCGCGGAGATCGCCGAGAAGGTGAAGAACCGGACCGGTGACGATGTTCCTGAGGCATTGGCACATCATGACGTGGCGAAGGCGTTCTTCGGAGTCCTGCAGGAGGTCTTCGCCGAGCACGAGGGGGACGGCTTCGAGCCCCGTTCGGCAGGTACGGCGGCGAGCCTTGCCATCGACGAGATCGTCCAGCGGAACCGCATTGTCAACTGGAAGAACAACACGGACGTGCAGAATCGGATGATGGGCGCGATTGAGGATTACCTTTTCGAGTTGCAGGAGGAGCAAGGGCTGGAGCTGACCTTCGAGGACATCGACCGCATTCTGGAGATGGTCCTGGACATCGCACGGACACGGTATGCCTGATCCAGCCCGCCAAACCGTGTTTGTCGAGTACGGCGGACAGCACATCTCCGTGGACGTGGAATTCCGACTGCGGAAGCGACTATCGATTTCTGTGCATCCGGATGGGTCGGTGACCGCGCTGGCCCCGTCGGATCGGTCCCTGGAAGACGTGCTTGCGCATCTGCGCCGTCGGCGGGCGTGGATCGCGAAGCAGCGTCGTCACTTCGAGAAGTACCAGCCTCTGCCGGAGGAGAAGCGGTACGTTTCCGGGGAGACGCACCTGTACCTAGGCCGACAGTACCGTCTCCGAATTCGGCAGGCGGATGAGGCCGCGGCGAAGCTCATCGGGCGGTTCTTCAACGTGCATGTGCCCCGCCCCGATGAGCCACAGGCCGTTGCCGCGGCCATGGATGCATGGTACCGGGAGCATGCGGAATCACTTTTGCGCGACCGACTGGATCGCTGCCTTGAGTCGGCGGCTTCGCTGAGGCTGACTGAGGTGAGCCTGCGAGTCAGGCCGATGAGACGACGCTGGGGGAGCTGCTCGGAGGCGGGCACAATCACACTCAACGTGGACCTGGTCAAAGCGCCGCTGCACTGCATCGACTACGTGATCATGCATGAGCTGTGCCACCTGCGTGTTCACGACCACAGCCCAGCGTTCTTCCGATTGCTTGGCCGTTGCATGCCGGATTGGCAAGCAAGGAAGCAACGTCTGGAAACGGTTGTGCTGCGATAGCCATACTGCCTACGGCGTCCACGGGAAGCGGGAAGTCATTCGTGCTCGAAGTCCCACGCCGCGACGGCGTACCAGGTGGCGTAGGACGCCTCGTAGCCCCAGGTTCCGTCGGGCGGGAACTCGGTTGGGCGGTCGAGGGTGCCGAAGCGGTCGGTGCTGTAGTGCGGGTCGGCGGTCGGCACGTGCCAGTCGGTGCGCCAGAGGTTCTGCTTGTCCTGGACCCAGCCTTCGCCGAAGTGGTGGAAGGTCTCTTCGTACCACGGCTCGGTCGGCACGAAGAACCACTCCATCGTCGCGTACATGCCGGGATCCAGGCCGGTGACGCGGCCCCATGGGCTGCCGCGCCAGGCATAACCGTCGGCGTCTGTGCCCTCGTATGGTCCCCAGCCGGACTCCCACGAGCTGGTCTCCCACCAGAGCGAGCCGCTTGGGAACCACGAGCGGCGGAGGATCGCGTCGCCGTCCGGGCCCTGGCCGAAGGTGCAGACGTGGCGGGTCTTCTTCAGGAGGGCGATGGCGGCGTGGAGTTCGTTGAAGACCCACGGGCCGATGAAGTCGCCGTGGCGGGCGCGGCCGTGGGTGGTCACGAGGTCGGGCTTGGCGGTCTGGTCGGCGGCGAGCCGCCAGGCCGTGCCGTCGTGCTCCATCAGCTTGCCGCTGAGATTCGCCCAGTCGTCGGCGGTGCGGAGGTGGTCGCGGCCGATGTACATCCGCCAGCTTGAGCCCTGAAGGCCAGGATGCACGCGGACGACGGTGCCCTCCGGGGCGTCGAGGAACGTCCAGCCGCCCGGGTCGTCGTCCCAGCGGGCGATCTTGCCGTCCTGACCTTCCCAGTCGCCCGTCGCGCCGAAGGCGATGGCGTAGTAGAAGCCGTCTTGTGGACTGGCTGGCGGCTTGTTGCGGATGGCGTCCACGAGGTAGTCCCACGTCTTCGCCCATGTCGCCAGCGACCCGTTGTTGTGGTAGGAGGGGAAGAGGTAGCGGAAGCCCGTCTCTCGCGGCAGGGCCATGTACGCCATCTGTGTGCCGGCGATCCGGTGGGCCTGGTAGTGGTCCGAGCCCTCTCCGCCGTACACCCAGTAGGAGCCGTTCCACCGGGCACGAAGGCCGCCCATGCCCTCCCAAGCGCCCGTGGCGCCCGCGGCGACGAGGTACACGTCCGACGTGTTTGGGCTGGCCGGCGGGTCGGTTCGCGGCGGTTCGGCCGAGATAAGGTAGCGCCACCAGTCGTCGGCGACGCGGGACCAGTAGCGGGCCTTCTGCCCGGCCACACCCGGGGCGCCGATCGCGGCGATCTCCCGCGGGAAGCGGCGCGTGAAGCCGGTGGGGTAGTTCTCCCACCGGCCGGCCTGCACGACGAGCGTGGCCTCGATGTCCCGCATGGGGTAGCTGTTGCCCGGCGGCGTCCACTGGCCGGTGCCGCCCGTGGCGTTGACCTGGACGGCGTGGCCATCGTCGGGCGTCTCGAACGTCCAGTAGTAGTAAGCGGGGTCGCCGTCGGGGTCGTAGACGCACTCGGCGATCTGATTGGCGTGGCCGGCCCAGTCGCCTGTCGGGGCCCACATGACGGCGAACCGCTCGCCGACGTGGGCGTAGCCGGGGCTGTACGGCGGCGCGAAGCCGTAGCCGGTGAGCACCTCGTTCACCGCGCGCAGCCCGGCCGCGGCGCGGAGGCGGTTCAGACTCATCATCGGGATCGCCGCGAGGATGCCGTCGATGTCGGCGGCTTGGGGAAAGTCCACCGTGTTGACGTACTTGCCGGCCCCGGCAAGCTCCTCGGTATGCGCCTGGAGCACCCCCCACGCGGTCTGGCCGAAGTGGTAGCTGTCGTACGGGCTGGCGCTCTGGACCTGCCAGCCTTGCCAGCGGGGCCCCGTGCTGTTGTACGTCAGGACGGACTCGTCGTCCGTGCGGACCGTGCAGTACGTCCCCGGCGTGGCGAGCTCCCAGCCGCCGGTGGTCTTCGTGGCGAGCGTGTGGCTGTGGCCGGCCCATTCGCTTTCCGCGTCGGCGTCGAGGACGGCGTACGTATCGCCAATCTCGGCATCCTCGGGCGGCCGGCGGGCCGCGGCCTTCACGTCATGCGACGCGACGACCACGCGGTACCAATGCCCGCCTTCGCGCCACTGCCCGCCCGTCAGCCAGATGATCCGCCCATCGGGCAGCTCGTACCCTCCATAGTTGTAGCCGCCGAACGTCCAGTAGCCGGGATCGCCGGCATGCCAGGTCGCGAGTGTGTTGGGGTGGCCCGCCCACGCGCCGGTCGGGGCGTCCGCTGTGGCGTACTGCGCCCCGTCGGCAGGCGCTCCGGGCGGGTCGTTCTGCCAGCCGTCCAGCCAGCCGTTGGCGGCGTAGGGGTTGTCGAGGTAGTCCCGCCAGTTCTTCTCGCGGCCGTACGCGGCCTTGTACCGCTCATTGAGGGCGTCTGCGAACTGACCGGTGAAGTCGATGTGCGTCCAGTCGGTTCCCGCGTTGGCAGGCAGGCCCGTCCATCCCATGGCACACGTTCTCCCTACGACGGCGGGTTGCCGTGCATCCGCACGAAGTCCCAGACCTCTTTGACGCCTTCGCCCGTGCCCTGGGCCTGGAGGACCTCGTACTCGGCCGGGTCGGTCGGTCGCCAGGGCGCGACGCCCAACAGGACGACCGCCCATCGCTCTCCGACGCCCGGCTGCTTCCAGAGGACCCGAGCCGCGCCGTGCTGGCGGGAGGCCAGCTTCGCAACGCTTTCGTCGAGAACGTCGGCGTACGTGTGCGCCTCGTCGGTGACCTCGACCTTCACGGGCGTGAGGCCCTGGATGTAAGCCCGGCCGACCTTTTGGCCGGCGATGGGCTCGGTGAGGATGACGAACTGCCCGGCATGCTTGTCCTCGTCGGGTGTGCGGCCCTCGAAGGCGAACGGCTCGCGGAGAAAGGCGTCCTCGTCGTCCGTTGGGTCGAACAGCACGTCCTCGATGCCCAACACGGCGAAGCGGTCGCGATCGGCGTAACTGGTGTTCTTCACCGGGACCGTGATCGCACTGGGCGAGAAACGCAGCTCGCCGCCCGGCCGGCCGAACTGGCGGGCCAGGTGGGTATTGGCGGCGTCGGCGAAGCTGTTCCAGTGTTCGGCCCGGAAGGTAATCTTCTGGCCGCGTTTGACCTTGGGAACCTGGTTCGCCATCGCTTACCCTCCCGGCGCCTCGGGCGGTTCGAGATCCGCGAAGTCGCCGGCGTCGTACACCCGCTCGACGTGCACAGCCACGGGCCGCTTGACCAGGCGCTTGGGATTGGCCGACTCGTCCACCTCCTCGGCGTACTCGACCCAGAGGTACTCCCAGCCCTTCTTGTCGATGTCGGAGATGTCACCGACGGTCAGGCCCGTGGCGTTGGGGCTGGCGGCGAAGCTGAAGGTGATCTCCCAGTCCCCACGGCCGCGCTTCGAGCCGCTGGCACCCAGGAACAGCACCTCGCCTTCGGCGAAGCCGCCCCAGGCGGCGTTGTTCGTCTTGCCCGTCAGGCGGAAGAGCTTGCCCTTGTACTCGTTCGTGACGCGGCTGTCGGCGATGAGGTGCGTCTCGCTGAACCGATAGACCGGCACGGTGACGTCCACGCCCTCGATGCCGTCGGGCGTGACGCCGATCGCGCCCTTGTAGTCGGCGGCCGTCTTGTCCGGCGGGGCGAAGCTGGCGACGTGGGCCTTGGCCTGTGTGATGTGCTGGCTACCGCCGCCGGTGTCGAAGCTGTAGGACGACTCGCCTTCCTCCAACTCCTCGTCCGGCGGGCGGTACTGGACCGTCGCCTCCCAGTGCCACGGCCCGGCCGGCTCCAAGGTGATCTCGCCACGCTCCAGCTCGTTGTGCGTGGTCGGGGCCTGCTGGCGGACGGCCTGTGTCGCGAGAAGCTCGTCGTCGGTGCCCCTGACGAGGAAATGCCGCTCGACGGACAGGAGCTCCTGGTCCGCGTCGCCCTGGCCGCTGTCCTTCGTCGGGCGGCTGAGGTACTTTTCCTCGACGGTGATGGGCATCCGTGCCGTCCCTTCCTACGCGAACGACGAGCCGCCAAAGTCCTCCAGCAGCTCGCGCATCTTGCGGGTGTTCTTCTCCGTCCCTTCGGAGGCAACGGCGGTGCGTTCCATCGCCGAGCCCGCGCCGAAGCCCGACAGCCCGGCGGCGGCGTTGAACGTGCCGCGGACGGAACGCTTGAGTTGGTCGCCCAACCCACCCGCTGCCGCTCGGATACGATTCAGCAGGTCGTCGGGCCCTTCGAGCTTGCCCGGCCCGGAGTCGGCATCTTCCTTCGCCTGGCGTTTGCCACGGGCATCGGCGAGGGCCTGCTTCCATTCGTCGCGGGCCGAGGCGAGCTCATCTTCCGCCGCCTTCATCCGATCGCGGTACTCGTCGGCCATCTCGTCGCGTTTGCGCTGGTGGGCCTGGCCGATCTGGAGCATCCGGGCCTGATGGCGGCGTTCTTCGGCTTCGCGCTTTTGCTCCCGCTGCTTCTCACGCTGGGCGATGGCGCGAGCCTGGTCACTGTCGATCCGGGCGATCGCCGCGTCCTTGGCCTTGTCGATCTGTGCGTACTCGGCATCGACGTTCACCGAGTCGTCGAACAGGCTCTTGATCCAGGTCCACGCCTTCTGCGCCGCCGCCGACATCTGGTGCCAGGTGCGCTTGAAGAAGCCGACGAATCGGCTCCACGTCTTCGACAGGAAGCTGGTGGTCTCGATCCAGCCGATCTCCAGCCCGTGCCAGATCAATTCCCCGAGCGCCAGCGCGCCGTACCATGTGCCGTAGACGAGCTTCAGGAAACCGTGCTTGAAGCCCAGCCACACGTCGAGCAGTGCCTGCACGCCGCGCTTCCACTGGACCTTCAGCGTCAGCCAGAGGATCTTCGCCGCCAAGCCGAGGTCGCCGGCGGCGAGCGCGTCGCCGATGCCCTGGTAGGCCGCGAGCGCGTCGTCCTTCAGCGTGGCGAACTTGCCGCCCAGCCAGTCCAGGGCCTTGCCGCCGGCCTCGGTCGAGGTCAGCAGGTACGCGCCCAGCGCCCCGACGGCGGTGATGACCATGACGATGGGAATCAACAGCCCGCCGAGGACCGTCGAGGCCACGCCGATCAGGCTGGAAAACAGCGTGACGGCCTTGCCCACGCCGACCAGCGCCGCCCCGGCGGCGACGACGCCGGCGGCGAGCTGTGCCAGCGAGACGATCAGGCCGCGGTTCTGCCCGATCCACGAGATGGCGGCCGACGCCCAGGCTGCCATGCCCTCGCCGATCTCGGTAAGGGCAGGCGCCAGCGCCGCCCCGACCTGGAAGACGACCATCTTGAGGACCTTCCAGAGTTTGTCGAAGGCGTCGGTGAGGTCCTCGGCTGCCTTGGCGTCTTTGCCGCTCATCGTCAGCCCTAGCCGTCGGGCCTCGGCCTGCATGGCCTCGATGCCCTTGGCGCCCTGGGCGAACATCGGCAGCAGGTTCGTACCCGTCCTGCCGAACAGCGACATGGCGATGGCCGCCTTCTTGGTTGGATCGTCGATCTTCGAGATCGCCTCGGCCAGCAGCTTGAACTGCTGTTCGGGCGAGAGGCCGTCGAGGTCCTCGAACCGCAGGCCCAGGTCAGCCAGGGCGTCGGTCTGGGTGGACAGGCCGCGGCCGGCGTCGTAGATCGACCGCTGCATCTTGCGGAAGGCCATCTCCAGCGACGCGAACTCCGTTCCCGTCTGGCTGGCGACGAACCGCAGTTCCGAGAGCGTCTCGACCGACAGGCCCGTGCGCTTGGCCATCTTCGCGACCTGGTCACCCATCTTCGCGAACGACTTAGCCGCCACGACGGCCGGGGCCGCGAAGGCGCTGCCGACGGCGAGAATGCGCGTGCCCCAGCGGGTCACGCCGGCTCCGAAGGCCCTCAGCCGGGCCTGGGCGCGCTTGAGCCCGGCCGTGAGCTTGTCGCCCACGCCGAGCTCGACGTACGCCCGCCCAGCCTTGATGCCCGTCGTGTTCGCCACGGATCAGTCCTCGTACGCCACGCGGATGTTCTCGCGGTCGACCGCCGCGACGAACCGCCAGACGGCCCGCCGGGCGCCCGCCTTGCGGGTATACGCCTCTCCGCCGTCGGCAACGATCCGGCCGTTGGCCCGTACGGCGCGCCATCGCCAGCCGTCGGCGGCGCGGTAGATGCGGAAGGTGGTCGTCGTCAGTCGCGCGGGCCTCGGGGCCCGCTGGCGGTCGGCTTCGGTGAGTGTCTGCGTCATGGCCTTCCTCACTTCACGGAGTCCTTCCAGAGCTTCGGGAACTTCGGGGCTTCCTTCGCCAGGGCGGGCCCCATGAACGGGTGCGCCCTGATCCGGACGCGGCGCTTCCGGCGGCGCCGGCGCGTGCCTTCCACGACCACCGTCATTCCGCCGTGTTCCAGGGCGGCCGGAGCCGTGCCGGCCTTCTGGTTCAGCCGCATCGGCCCGACGACGACGGTCTTCCGCGCCGCGTCGTAGCCGAAGAAGATGAACCGGCGCAACAGGCCCGTATGGGAGCTGGGCGGCTGGCCCGGCGGCGATGCGGCCTTGCGCTTGCGGATGCTGTGCTTCGCCGTGGTGCGGATGAAGGCGCCAGCCCTGGACAGGTTCTTCCGGTTGGCCCGGTCGGCAGCGCGGAGGACCACCTTCCGATCGAAGAACATCTCCAAGCTGACGGTCTTCATCCGCAGCACGGCAGGATCATCCAACCCCGGCCTTGGCCTTCGTCTTGGTGATCGTGTCCTTCACCGTGCCGTACTGGCCCGTGGCGGTCGCGGCGCTGGCGATGGAGCCCTTTACGGCTGCCTGCGCGTCGGCAGGGGCGGCCTCCACGCCGCGGACGATCGCCGACAGGGCGGCCTTGGCCTTGCCGGCGAACTTGGCGTCCACCAGCCACCAGATGCCGACGCCCGCCACGGCGACCAGCGCGACCAGCAGCACCCAGGGGTAGACCTCGAACAGCACGCCGGCGGCGACCAGGGCGCCACCGCCCCCGGCGACTGCAAGCCCGAGCGTCACGCGCTTGGCCCATACGGCCAGAACGATGCCGGCGAGAACGGCCACGCCGCCCATCATGCACAGCAGGACCGGCCCGCGCCGCACCGCGTCGGTGATGCTCTCCATCCCGCCGCCGCTGAACGAACCGCCGCCGCCCTCGACCTCCACGCCGTCGCTTCGGAAGTCCGGCAGCTCGATGCCGTCGGCCTGGAAAGGCTTGATGGCCGAGACCGTCTTCGCCGGGTCACTGCCCCACGGCGGGGCGATCACCGTTGTCTCCCGCCGGTACGTTCCGCCGTCGGCATCGTACGTCACGGCACTGCGGGCCGGCGTGATCTGCACCTTGCCGTCCTTTGCCGGGGCCGGCGCGTCCGCCCCCGGGCACGTCATCGCCATCAGCGACACGACCAGCACCGCGATGATCCACGTTCCTGCCTTCATAGCTCTGCGTCTCCTTCCGTGGTTTGCAGGGGTACTCACTTGATCTTGACGCGGGCGTACACCGTCTCGGTGTGCTCGGCGCCATCGGCGTCCACCCACCGGCCGGCGCCGACGGGCATGTAGCGGAAGCGCCCGTCCGTCGCCGGCGCGGCCTTGCTCACGCCCGCCTGGGGGCCATCCCACGCCTCGCTGAACTTCGCCCACTGGCAGCCGACCACCGTCAGCACCAGCAGCACCACCACGACCCATGCGATCCATCTCATCTCTGTGGCTCCTTCCTGCTTGGCCTTGCCTTGCCGGCCGGGCCGTCCACGAAGACCGTCTTGAGGATTCCGATGTTGTCCCTTGTGAGGGGAATGCCTTTGCTGCGCTTGCCGCCGCGCTCGTAGGGGTGGAGCTTGGCGGGGTCGATCATCTTGGTCCGGAACGCGCTGAGCGCCGCGGCCGCGATCGTGGCCGAGTGATCCCAGAGCCGGCGGTTGCGGCCCTCGGCCATCCACAGCAGCTCGCGGAGGGTCAGGGGTCCTGGATTCGTTCCGACGAAGCCGGCGAGCTCCCAGACGAGTTGCCACGGGCTGACGTTTCGGCGCCGAGGGCCAGCAGCGCGGCCTCCGCGGCGCGGTCCAACTCCGCGTCGGCCCGGGCGTCCAGCACGTCCTGTGCTCGGTCGATCAACTTCCACGTCGCGTCGATCACCTTGCGTGCCCGCGCCCGGTCGCGCGGGCTCGGGGTAAAATCCGCGAGCTCTTCCAGGAACGCCCGCGTCGCGGCATCGATCACGTCGCCGGCCATCGCCCGGCCGAACTGCTCGTCCGTGACGTTGGCTCCGTCGGCCTGGTCCTTGCAGATGACGTAGAGCACGTCCACCAGCAGGACCGGGTCGGCGATCAACCGATACAGTAGGCCGTTGTCAGGCTTGGCTTCGTCGCCGCCGCTGTCAGAAAGGTCCAGCAGGTCCACGTTCAGCAGATCGCGGACCTTCTTCACCGCGTAGACGTTCAGCGTGATCGTCCAGGTCCGATTGGCGTTGTCCTTGAAGCTCCTCATCGCTTAGCTCCCCGGTACGACGTACCAGTCGGTGAAACTCGACGGCTTCAGCGTGACGCTGACGGTCACCGCCTCCTCCAGCGGCTCGTTCCGCGTGAAGCTGGTCACGGAGCAGTTGCTCGCCAGCCCCTGGTTGCCCGCCTCGTCGATCGCGCCGTCCAGGGCCGCGATGGCGATCTCGCCGGCGGCCAGCCAAGCGGCCAGGATGGCGGCGAAGGCCGCGTCGGAGGGCTTCCAGAGCATCTCGAACTCGATGGTCGCCTCCTTCAGCGTTGCGGCCGTCGCCCGCCAGCCGTTGTTGGCGCGGGTCGTGACGTCGGCCTCGCCGTTCTCCTGCTGGAGGTTGACGTCCTTGGCGTTGTCGATCTCCGTCCAGCCGGTGCCGTCGGGCGGCCCGGTCAGCAGGGCCGTCTTGAAGTACAGCTTGCAGTCCATCCCGAGCGTGAAGTTCTCACTCATCTCTCAGGCCTCCTTGCCTGTCTGCGTGCCTGTCACTTGGCTTGAGCGGGTTCGCCGGCGGGCTCGGCCGCTTGGAGCTGCGCGAGCTTCGCGGCCAGATCGTCGCGCTCGACCTGGAGCCGGTCGACCTCGCCCTGCTGGGCGGTGAGCCGGCGGTCGAGGTTCGTCAGAATGCGGCCGAGGGCCACGACGTCCACTTCCTGCTGCCGGGCGTGGACTTCGCGGATGCGAAGCCGCTTGCCCTCGGCGGTGTCGATGATTTCGGTGGTGACTTCCCTTGCCATGGATGCGATCTCCTATCTGCGGCCTGGCTTGCCCCCGTGCCCGCACCAGCCGGCGCGGGCGATGGTGAAGCCGGCCTGCTTGACCTTGTTGGCGAAGTACGCGCACTCGCAGTGCGTCAGGGCTGTTCCATCCGGGGCGTGCCCGAAGGCGAACCACGGCGGGTCGATCCGCTCGAACACCGGGCGCCGCACCCGCACCAGCCCCATGTGGATCGCGGCCGGGTCGGCCCACGTCTCCATGTGCGGGACGGGGTACTCGCAGCCGACCACGTCCGCGTCGGCGGCGAGGAACGGCATCGCCGCGGGGCCGGGGCGCATGTCCCGGTCCATGAAGACGAAGTCCGTGGTCTCAGTCGGGGACTTGAGCACGAGCTCGCGGACCGACAGGTTCCGCGCCGCGGTCAGGTCGGTGGCGCACAGCGCGAGCACGTTCTTCGGCGGGAGGATGTTGTAGAGCCACGCGGCCGCCTCCCACGTGATCGCGTGGTCGGGCCAGGTCAGCACGATCGCCCGGGTCTTGGCGGGGTCGATGTTGAGCTTGAGTTTTCGCATTCGGGAGGTCCCTTACACCGAGCCGTCGGCGTTGACGTAGTACCAGGAGCCGTTGCAGTAGAACTCCAGCCGGGAATTGCAGCTGCACCAGCGAAGCTCCCCGTTGGTCGAGCCGCTGTAGCACGTCGGGATGGTCAGCGGCGTGCACAGCGCCCATAGCGCGTAGGACGAGGAATTGCACAGATACGCGGGGCGATAGGCGCAGGAGTCCCAGTACAGCTCGCCGTCGTCGTTCCAGGGAATCGAGGTCGGCAGCGGGTTGGTCAGCAGACCGATCTCGTTGCTGCCGCAGTAGAAGGCCGGCCGGTAGTAGGAGGAATCCCACCACAGTTCGCCGTCGCAGGACCAGTTGTGGTAGTCCGGCAGGTAGAAGGCGTCGCCGAGCTCGTAATAGCCGCTCGACTCCAGGGAGTCGATTCGCGAGCAGTTGTCTTCGACGCAGGAGCAAACGTCACCGACGGTGCTGCACAAACTGTCAAACTCGTCGTATGTGGCCAGGCAATACGTCGACCCGCTGCAGTAAAAGGCGGGCCGGTAGTTGCCGGTGTCCCACCACAGCTCACCGTCCTGGCTGTAGGCGTGGCCCGTCGGCAGGTGGAAGTCGCTCCCGAGCAGATACCCGCTCTCTGTGATGCTCTGCCAGGACCCGTTGTAGAACTGGAGGACGGACGCGGAGCAGCAGTACCGCAGCCCGCCCGCTTCGCTGACCCCGCAACCGGCGCGAACGACGAAGCCGGCGTTGCCGCACGTGCGGACCTTGCCGGCAAAGTCGAAGCCGCTGCCGCCGTAGCAGAGCTTGCCGCCAGTGATCGAGGCGTTCAGGAGCTTGGCGTTGCCGATCTGGCCGTCGCTGATGTGCGAGCCAAAGACCTGCCCGGCCCCGATGTGCGCCGCGACGATGGCGCTGTCGGCGATGTGGACCGTCTGGACGGCCCCCGCGTCGATCTTCATGTCGGTGACGGCGCCGTTGGCCAGCTTGCATGTGGTGACCGCGCCGTCGCAAAGGTCGATGGCGACGATGCTGCCGTCGGCCAGTTCGGCCGAGCCGATCACGCCGGTTGCGATGCCCCAGTAGCCCATTACCAGCTCCCGCCGACCACGGTGACCACGTCACCGGGCGTGCCCTTGACCTCGATCCCGGCCAAGTCGATGGACCTGAACTGATGCCACTCGCCGGCGACCCAAGGCACGTCGGAGCCGTCATCGCCCTTGAACAGCACGTTGCCGCCGTTCGCGGGCGGCGTGGAGATGGTCACCGACGCGACCAGGCTGGATGACACCAGCGGCTGGTACTCGCCCGTGACCGTGATCTTCCGCATGACGATGTTGTGCATGGTTGCAGTCCTTGCCCTACTTCATGGCCCGGTACGTGACGGTCAGCACCGACGTGAACAGCCGCTTCTCGGCCAGATGCTCGGGCGAGTAGACCGGCTCGTTCGCGGTGCGCACCCACGCGGCGCCGCCCGCGTCGGCCAAGCGATGGCCCTTCAGGAAGGCCGCGATCTCCTCGACGAGGCCGCACAGGGCGGCGACCTCTGCGTCGAGGTCGCTTCCGAGCTTCTTCTGCACGCCCACATCGACCTGGACGTCGTGTTGGGACAGGCTGCGGGAGGCGCCCGCGATCTCCACGCCCTTCGGAACGACGGTGACCTTCAGGCCGGCCAGGTCCGCCAGCTCGAAGTCCGGCAGCACCCGCCGCTCGGGCGTGAACTCCTCCGAAAAGCTGCCGCCGGCCAGTTCGGCCGCCACGGCGTCCGCGATGTCGATCACCAGCGCCACGTTCTCAGCCTCCCAGGATCGCCTGCCGGATCGCCATCACGATGAGTGTCACGAGGGCGCCCACCACCAGCCACACGATGCGCCGGCGGACGGCCTCGGCGGCCTCGATCCGGTCCAGACGGCGCTGGATGCCGGGCTTGCCGTTGCCTCGGATCGCCTCGTCCAGCCGGTCGAGCTTCGCGTGAATCTCAGCGAACTCGCCCTTGCACACGTTCTCGTACTGGTCACTCGGGCACATGGCCTTCACTCCGTCGCGATCTGCTTCGTGTGGATGCGTAGTGTCGCCTGGTGCGGGTCGCTCCACCGCCAGTGGCCCTGGCCCGCCAGGTCGAGCACCTCGTACACAGTCCCGTCGGCCACGATTCGGTCGCCGGGCTCGGGCTCGTCGAAGGTGGGGGCGAAGTCGGCGGCCGCGATGAGGAAGTCCGTCATCGCCGCCCCGACCCGGACGCCGAACTGGTCCTCGACCTCGCGGTCGGGCCTGCCGAGCGTTGCGGCGAGGGCCAGTTCCGTCTCGCCGCGCTGGTAGGTGACCTGGCTGGCGCAGTGCGCCCCGCGCATCTGCGCCAGCCATTGGCATCCCTGCCTCAGAAGGTCACCCATCGCACGGGCCTCCTTGCCCTGAGCCTGCCGTTACTGGTTCAGCCGGACCCGGACCGTCGCGTCGTCGTCCCCGGCGGCCGCGATGGTCTTGCCTACAGCAACGTTCGCCCCGGACTCCGAGTCGACCTTGGCCTCGGAGTCCGCGACGTCCCAGTACACGTTCGCGCCGGCCGCGATAGCCGTGCTCTCGCCCGTGGCCTTGGGCAGATCGAACACGCCCGTCACGGCCAGACTGCCGAGGGCATTGGCCGCAATGGGCGTTCGGGCGATGCCGATCAGGTCTTCCTGGACCACCACCGCGCCGGCGGCCACGTCGGCCTCGGGGGTGTAGTCGATGCTCTTGCCGTCATGAACGAAGGTTGCCGTTGCCATCTCTCAGTTCTCCTGTGCCTGTCGGGGGAGGAATCACCATGGGCCGGGGGCTAGGCTTACGCCTCGCCCTTGGCCTTCACGCCGCCCTTGGGATCCTGCAGGGCCACGCCGAAGTCGTGGTAGCCGCGCATCTGCACGCCGAGGACGTTGAAGTCCGCCTCCGCCGTCTCGATCGTCGGCGACTCCTGGCCGTTGAGGAACGCGACCTCGATCACGGGCAGGTCGTTCGGGTCGGCCAGCAGGTACCACGCCTTGGCGCTGTTGCCGGTGTAACTGGCGTTGGCCAGGTAGCGGCTGACCTCGACGCGGTACTTGCCCTGGTGCGGGTTGGCCACGGGGTACTTCGTGCTGGCGGTGGTGTCCCGCAGTTCGAGGCTCTTGAAGAGCTGCGTCCCGAGGGCGCTGAGCCCGGTAGGCACCAGCATCAGCACCGGCATCACGCCGATGGGCTTGCCGTCGCCATCGACCTGGTCCATGAAGGTGACCTCGGCCTTCGTCAGCCCGTCGATGGTCAGGGCGGTGTCGGCGCCCGAGATGTAGTTCTTGTTGGCCGTCTTGAAGAAGGCCGAGTTGCCCAGGAAGATCGTCCAGAACACGTCGTTGATCTTCAGGCCGCTTCCCCGGCCGAGCTTGCGCGGCACGGTGGTGATGGCGCCCAGGTCGTCGTTGATGATGTCCCGCCGATCGACCGATAGCAGCAGGCCGTAGGTGTCGGCCTTGTTCGTGTACGACTCCTCGCCCAGCGTCCCGTGCTTGAGCTCGCCGCCGGGCGCGACGATCTCGTATTGGTCCTTGCCGATCAGCCGGTAGCTCGTGACCGTCTTGAAGTCGCTGACGTTGCGGACGGCACAGATGTTTCGCCAGACGCGCTCGACGCCGAAGAAGCCCTCCAGGAGGAACTTGTTGGCGACGTTCGACAGGATGCCGCCAACGTCGATCGTCGAGAACGCCGCCTCGACGCGGTTGGCAAAGGCGAACCGCAGCACGGACCGGCTGTCGCGGAAGCTTCTGCCGGTGTAGCCGTTGGCCCACGCCGCCTCCAGCAGCAGCTCTTGGAGGCCGATCCCGCCCCGGAAGCGGGTGTCGGCGGCCTCGACGGTCTTCTCGCCGTGGGTCTTGAGCACGTCGTCGCCGGTGATCCCGCCGGTCATCAGGCACGCGGCCTCGAGCACCTGGCCCGTCACCCCGTCATCGTCGCGCACGTGCACGGCGGGCGCCTTCGGACGGGAAGCCCGAAGGACCTCCAGCTCGCAGCGCGTGGCGTCCCAGCCCTCCTCGATGGCCTTCGCCTCGATGTCGGCGTGCTGGCCGTCGCACACACCCCGGATGGCCGCGATCCGCTTGGTCTCGGCAGCGGCCCGGGCGCGCATATCGGCCACGGGATCGTCGATGGTGAGGGTCTGGGCCTCATCGGCCTTCGCCTCCACCTTGGTCGCCTCTTCCTGACCGCCGTCGGCGGTCTTCCTCTCGTCGTCCTTGACGTCGGTCTTCATGGTGGTCTCCTGGGTTGCTGCCGTCTTTGGCAGAGAATCCTGGGCGGCGACCTTGGCGGTCGTCCCGCCGTCGGCGCCGCTATCGACGAAGCTGATCTCCTTGAGCACGGCCTTGCGCACCACGTGCACGGGGCCCGTGAACTGCTGGCCGTTGACCTGCACCCGCCCGCCGGCGGGCACGAACTCGGCCTCGATGACCTGGGCCCCGATGCTCGCCTGCCAGGGGAACCCCTTCGCGCCGCTGCGGGCGACATCCCGGGCCCAGGACGTGTCCCGGCTGATCAGCCCCTCGGCCAGCAGCTTGCCGTCCTCAATGGTGATCCGGCGGGTGTGCCCCACGCCCTGGCGGCGCTCGTGGTCCAGGCGGATCGGCAGGTTCTGCGCGGGGATCGCCAGGCCGGCGAGGTCCACGACTACCGGGTGCGGGAAGCCCGCGATCCGCATGGTCCCGCCGGTGTAGGCGACCATGTTGAAGCGGGGCAGGTCGCCGGCGTCGCCCCCTGCCGCCTCGATGGTCGGCGAGGCGATCATGGTCACAAACTCAGGCTGCTTGACGTTTTTCGGCATCGTCATCTTCGACATCCGTGTCGTCCTCCAACTGGGCTGCCGGCGCGGCCGCGGCCGCCGAGAGCCCGAGCTCTTCCATGAGCTGCTTTTCCTTGGCCCGCTGGCGGAGCTGGACCTCCCAGTCCTTGCCCTGCTTGGCGTACTCATCCGCCAGCGTGGTGGTGTGGTTCTTGAGCCGCTTCTCCTGGGCCGACGCTTCCTTGGCGGGGTCGACGTGCTCCTGGCCGTCCCAGAACCACTGATGCGGCAGATGCCCCAGGCCCCGGAGGAATGCGAAGTCGTTGAGGAGCACTGCCTCAGCCAGCCAGGCCCTGAAGATACGGTTGCAGACGGCCTCGTCGAGGTGGGCCTGCTCGATGCGGATGCTCTTGAAGTAGACCTGGTGGTCCAGCCGCCCCGAGGCGTAGTTGTAGCCCGAGCTGTTGCCGGCGGCGACGTTGAACGGCAGGTTCAAGCAGCGAGCGATCTCGTTGAGGATCTCGCGTTTGAACTCGCTGTAAGTGGTGCCCGGCTGCTCGGCCTTGATCTGCCCGAGCTTCCAGCCGTCGGGCAGGACCGTGGCCATCCGCTTCTCCAGCTCGACCACGTCCATCGGCTCGACCGCCGCGGCCTCGCCGGTGGCGGGTGCGTCGGTGAACAGGACGGCCGCGAAGTCGGCGGCGGTCTCTGCCGCACCGAGGACCGCCAGCGTGTAACGCCGCAGTTGCGCGAACAACGGCAGCGCCGGCGTGATCTCGGGAATGCCCCGATGCTGACCCGGCCGGTCGGGGCGGTACCAGTGGATGACGCTCTCGGCCGGCACGCGATCGTATGACCCTACGGGCGACCACAGCGTTCGGGCGCCGGGGTGCTGGCGGAGGATCGTATAGGCGATCGGGTTGCCGAACGGGTCGAAAGCGATCCCGTCGACCTCGTTGGTATTGCCCTTGAGCAGCAGCGGCGTGGACACTCGGTCGGCCTCGACGAGCTGCACGTCGAGCTTCACTGCCGCGTCCAGTCGGGGGTTGGCCGTCAGCATCGCGAAGGCCTCCCCGTCGGTCGCCTTCGCCATCCGCAGCGTCCGCAGCTTGCTCGCCAGCCCGGTCGCCTGGCACCACTGCGAGAAGGCCGCCTCGACTGTTCGGTTGATCTCGGCATCCTCGGTCAGCAGCTGAAGCCGCGGCCCGGTACCGACGCAGTCGTTGGCCAGCGTCAGGACGATGCCTTTGGCATAGGAGTTGTTCGCGACCTCATAGCGGCTGCGGTTGCGGAGGATCCGCCGGATGTTCGCCGACGCCGCCGCGTCGGCCGAGAGGCCGTCGGCGTTGGCCCAGTGCCTGGCGTTCTCGGAGTTGGTGACTGCCGCGTCGAACCGGGCGCGAATGAACCGCGCGACCTGCCGCGCCGTCTGCTTGGCCCGTCTCTTCGTGCCGAATTGTCTCAGCCAGTCGAACATCCGTGTCCTTCTCGGGCCAGACCCGTCCGCCGAAGCCTCCGGCGAAGGCGGATCACGCCGTCCCTCCCGGCGAGAGCTTCACCAGCTTGACGCCCAGCCCCTTGCCGGCCGTCGCCGCCTTGCTGGCTAGGTGCTTGTCTGCGGCGATCTGGTCGGCGAGGGGGTGCTGCTCGGCGCTGACGCCATCCGCGCTGGCCCGCTTGGGCCCTTCGGCGTTCTGGCGAATCGCATTGTCCAAGTCTTCAGCCATGAGACGGTCCCTCTTCCTGCACCCTCTACATCTGCAGTCAGGCCGATTCTGTCGCGCTGATTCCCCGGATTCTCACCCCCGGTGCGTCCGTTGGATTTCAGATAGCTTGATGCGCCGCCGCGGCGCCGAGGTCTTGGCATCGGTGCCTGGCAGGACGGCCCCGTGGATGGAGGCCGCCACGGCGCAGCCGACCAGGCAGTCCAGCCAGTGGTTGTCCGGATGCCCGGCCCGGAGCTTCCATTCATCCACCACGCGGCCCCGCGCCTCGGTCCGCACCCGGTACTCGGCGGTGACGTGCTCGGCCAGGAGCTGATGTGCGGCGGGCTTGCGGCCGAACAGCGACAAACAGCCCGGGTCACCCATGGCGACCGCCAGGCGCGCGTGACAAAAACTCTTCCAGTAGTTCGTGTCGATCAGGACGTGGCGCACCTGCCGGCGGCCATGGACGTTGGGGATGCGCCAGTGGTGGCCGATGCGCTCGCCGCGCTTGCGCTTGTACTCGCTGAACGGCACGCTGGACGCTCCGACGTAGCGCCCGTGGCTGGGCATCACGATGGCCGAGTGGGCGCTCTGGCGGCAGAACTGGTAGACGACGTCCGTGCTCTGGCCCCAGTTGGCGTCGATGAGACAGCGCTCGATCTGCAGCTCCGCCCCGTCGTCGCGCCGCCAGCGGCGGGACAGGTAGTCCCCGGTGAGGTCCTCCAGCCCGGCGTAGACTGAGCCCTCCAGGCCCGCCCCGGGCGCGGCCTGGCCGAGCGTTTTCTGCACGTCGCGTAGCGTGAACAGCGCCCGCCGCTGCTCGGGATACGCGCCATACTCGAGCACGTAGCCGGTGAAGTCGTCCTCCCACGCTACGACGGTGTGGAACAACAGCTTGCCCTGCACGTCGATGAACATCGTCAGGTGGCTGGCCGCCAGGGGCACCTCGCCCGGGGCGTGGCCGTTGACCTTCGCGGCGACTTGCTCGGCCGTGAGTTGGTCCACGTCGCCCTCGTCCTCCGGCAGCGGCTCATTCTGATACTCCGCCCAGAAGGCCCGTTCATCCTGAAGCTTGAGGTTCATCGCGTGCTGAATGGCCGAGAGCTCGTCCTCGTTGTGGCGCTGCGGCCAGGCCACGACAGAGCCGGCGTCCATCTGGTCGCGATGCTCGCGGTAGAACTCGGTGGCCTCGTGGCCGTCGCCGTCGCTGCGGAAGCTGTCAGCGCGGATCTGAGCGTACCGCTCCCACAGCTTCTCGTTGGCCGGGAAGGCGTAGACGAGTTTGGTGCGCTGGCCCTGCCAAGTGGGGTGCTTGTCGCGGTCGAGGATCTGGTCAGCCATGTCCCCCGGACGGATCACCGTGCACGGCATGATCCCCGAAATCTTCTGGCCCGGCCCGGCGAGGTTCAGGATCGCGCCGTTGAGCGTGTCCATCCGGGCGCCCGTCTGCGGATCGCTCCGGGCCGACTCGTCCGTCTGCGGATCGTCCAGCACCACCAGGGACGGGCGCACGGCACGGCCGTCGGCTCGCTTGAACTTCATACCGCGGATCCGGCTCTCGATACCCGCCACGCGGATGATGGCGCCTGACGCCTTCGAATCGGGGATCGTCGGCAGGACGATCTCGTCGGCCGTCCAGACGATCCGCGTGTGCTGGCCGCCACATAGCTGGCCCTTCGCCCGGTTGTGGATGCGTTCCAGGGCGTGGATCGGGTACACCGCCTCGGGATAGTCCTCCAGCAGGGCGTCATTGGTCTCGAACTCGACCTTGATGCTCTCCAGCATGCTGCGGGCGTGCCCGGCGTCCGAACCGATCAGGCAGACGAACTCCCGCGCGCCGGTCAGCATCGCCCAGATGCACGCCGTCTCGGCCAGCGTCGTTTTGCCGCTGCCGCGCGGCATCGCCATGGCGAACAGCCCGCCGCGAAGCACCGCCTGCTCGATCTTGCCGATCACCTTCAGGTGGTCGTCCGACCATGGCAGGTTGAACGCCTGCGGGAAGTACGCCTCGCAGAAGAACCGGAAGTCGGTCTCGGCGTGGGCCTTCCGCTCGGGATCGACCACCTGCGGGATCGGGCCGATGTCCCGGCCGGTGGCGGAGATCTCCGCATTGCGCGCCCGCGCTGCCTCCTTGATCGCCTCGTAGTCGGCCGGCGCCTTTGCCGGCGCGGGGTCGTGGCGCAGCCACGCCAGCCAGGCGACGTAGCGGAACAGGTCCACGTGCCGGTCATCCCCGATCCGGTAGCCAGCGCGGTTGCGGTGCCGGCGGAGTTGGCGCTCGCTGATCACCTCGCCCAGCGGCGTGGAGTTCAGCATCCGCGTCAACATCGATGGGCGAAGGTTGCGCGGGTCAATCGCCACTGGCCACCTCCCGCACGAGCCACGCCGCGTAGTGCACCAGGTTCAGCGTGCCGTCGGCGTTGACGGGTGCCCCGGCGTCGACGTCCGCGCGGAGCATCTCCTCGGTGATCCGCCGCCCGCCGGCGGCGCTCAGAACCTTCGCCGCCTGGGGGGGCGTCAGGGCCGTGATTCTGGGGGTTTCGGCGGTCATATCTCTAGCCCCCTTGCCAGCTTGCGATAAGCTGTAACTTCTTTTTAAACAGGCGTTTAATTGCCTTGATGTGTCCGGGGTTCGAGGTAACATGTGTCTGTCGAATGACAAACGTAAACGACTGCCAGAGAAGGAGATAACGATGAACGAGCGACGCAGAACAGCCAAACGCGACGCTGCCCTGGCCGAGATCGCCCGCGACGTCCTGGGCATCGAGACGCTCGAGACCCGCAAAAGCGACGACCTCGACTTCCACGACCTGGCGGTCTGGAGCATCGAGAAGGCCCTGAAGATCGCCTACGAGGCCGGACGCCTCGCTGGCCTGGGCGAGTAACCACCACCCACCGCAAAGGAGCCAACCATGCGAATCAGCGCGATCGAACTGGCCGGAAGCAGCAAGACGACGCTCCGCGACGGCAGCCCGGGCCTGGCCCGAGCCTTCGCCCGGATCGAGCGAGACCGGGGTGCGGACGTTATCCGCATCACGTTCTTCCAGCCGAACCAGCCCGAGGATGTCCACGAGGTCTTGGCCGACGACGAGGGAGACCAGCGATGCGCGGCCGAGATGCTGCAGCGCGCACTGGACGGCTACGAGGGCACGAACAGCGAGGTCCACGACTACCTGCGGATCCTCCAGTACCTCGCGGACTAAGCGCGGAAGGACCGAACCATGGCAGCGAAGAAGACCAACACCGAGACGCACGAATGGCTGATGGCCCAAGGCCGAGACGGCCGCCGCCGCATCGAGAAGCTCGGCTGGCGACGCCTCGCACGCATCTACCTCGCGGCCAGGCCCGGCAGCGCCATCCGCAAGGCGATCAACGCCGAGGCCCGCCGTTGCGGGTACACGCCGAGGACCATCCTCGCGCTGCACGCCGAGTAGAAGGAACCCACCATGCAGATCGAAGGCATCGAATTCGGCACGGCCCACGAGGCCATCCAGTACACCGACGCCGCCGGGTGGGGCGTCGCCATCCGCGTCGATCGCAAGAACCTGGTCGTCCGCGAAGCTGACGCCCAACGCATGAGCGCCGCCGGTGTCGAGTTCGCCTACCTGTGCGACCACAAGGGACGCATCGTCCACATCCCCGTGAACTGAAAGGACCACGACATGAACGAGATCGAGATGGAGACCATGCTGTACGAGACGCTTCAGGACGAGGAGATCGTCCCGGAGGTCGCCAGCGTCCGAACGTTCGAGGAGGCCGGCGTGCTGACATGCAACCGCGGCGTCGTGGTGCGGTGCAAGGACGGCAGCAGCTTCCAGGTGACCGTGGTGCAGAGCCGGTAGGCAGGAGAAGCCCCCATGAAACGCAAGAGACCGAGAACCTACGAAGCGGACGCGGGCGACCGAAAGGTCCGCGTCACCGTGCCGGAAGACGCCAAGCCCGAGGACGCGTTGGCAGATGCCATCCGCGACAACCTCAGCCCGAAGGCCGTGGCGACGATCGTGGCCTTCCTCCAGCCGGTCCGGACGAACGACCACGACGTCGACGAACAGGTCCGCTGGTTCGCCGAGCAGCTGGTCGAGGCCCTGGGCGGTTACGAGGCCCAGAGCCGACTGGCCGAGGAGGTGGGCCTGTGAACCGGTGCAAGGACAAGCCCCTGAGCATTCGCCAGGCCAACCGCCTCGCCGCCGGGCGGGTGCATGTATCACGCGACCCGGTCGACCCGACGCTCTGGCGGGTCGAGGACGAAGACGCCTGCGAAGCACACGAACCGATGACGGCCAGCGCGTGGCTGGCCTTCCTGAACGACTGGGCCGCGTAGGCCCCCAACACGAGGAGCGAGAGCGATGAAGAAGAACGAAGTCAAGACGGGCAAGTACTACACCGCCAAGGTGTCGAACCGCATGGCCACCATCCGGATCGACGCCGAGAACCCCAACGGCGGGTGGGACGCGACGAACATCACCACGGGCAAGAAGGTCCGCATCAAGAGCGCCCAGCGCCTGCGACGCGAGACGCGCGGACCGGGCGGGAAGGCCAAACCCGACGTGGCGAAGACGGTCGAGGCCGTCGAGAAGGGCGACCTCGCCGAGGGCGTGACGGTGCCGACGGCCAAGAAGAAGCGCCGCGGCGGCGGCATCACCGAGGCCAACAAGGCCGACGCCGTCAACGAGGCAATGCAGGCGGTCGCGGCCGACAAGAAGAAGCGTGTCAGCGGCCTGGACGCCGCCGCGCAGGTGCTTGCCGAGGCCGGCGAGCCGCTGAACACCAAAACGATGGTCGAACGCATGCTCGCCCAGGGCCTCTGGCAGACCAACGGCAAGACGCCGGCGGCGACGATCTACGCCGCCATCTTGCGCGAGATCAACACCAAGGGCAGCGACGCCCGGTTCCGCAAGGTCGCCCGTGGCCAGTTCGAGTTGGCCAAGGAGGCCTGAGCGATGCGACGGCGCTACCGCGACGACCAGCGCGACGTGCGGTTCGAGGTGCTCGACGGGCGCCTCGTCCGCACGGTCGTCCTGCCGGGCGACCGTAGCTACGTCCACCGCTGCACGCGGGAGGTCTTGGAGGCCGTCGCCCACGCCGTCGAGCAGCGGGCGGCCGAGGGCGTCACGCTCGATCCGCTGGCCCAGGCCCTGGACGCCCCGGCCACGCAGGTCAACGTCGCCCTGGAGTTCCTCAAGGAACGCGGCTGCGTGGTCACCCGCTGCCGGCGCAACTACCCCGCCTCGGACGTCCTGTTCGAGGACGCCATGACGGAGTTCTGCTACCTGCGCGACCTGCCGTACTGACATCAAGCCGACACCCCTTCCTGCGCCCCGGCCGACGACGCCGGGGCGCTCTCAGCCACCAGGTTCCCTCGCGGGATCACCACCACACGCCCGTCGATCTCCACGCCGACGTTGCGCGGGCCGGGGCCAGCGGCGGCGACCCGCACGACGCCGCGCTTGCCGTGGTGCGGCATGACGGCCGCCGCCCGTTTGGCGTAATGCACGCGGACCCGCTGTCCGATTCGCGGGTGGAAGATCACTTCGGCCTCCAGAGACCGTGGGGGAAGAAGTCGGCCAGGATCCGCTGCTGCTCGGAGTAGCCGTAGCTCTCGATCGACCGGGCGAAGTGGTCGCGGCAGAGCAGGTACCGGGCGCGCATGATGCGGACAGACTCCGGGCCGAAGAGGTCGAACGTCGGCCCGGCGGGTGTCTGCCGCCGCGCCTCGTAGCGCCGGTCGTCGCGCTTCACCAGCGTGGTGACCCGCAACTGCTCCAGCCTCGGCCAGTCGCCGTCGACCGGGTGCTCGATCACCGGGCTGTACGCCACGGCGAGATCGACGAAGTCCAGCACGTCCGCCAGCGGCACGCCGCCGATGACCTCCCTGCGGAGCTCGGCGTCCACGAAGCGCTCCAGCACCTGGACGACGTCCGCCGGCCCGTCCTTTGCTGGGCGGCTCACGCTGCAGCCTCCTCGGTCGCCGCGCCGATGCGCTCGGCCTTTTTGCCGGTGAACTGCTCCCACCGCTGGACGATTACGTCGCAGTAGAGCGCGTCGATCTCCATCAGGTACGCCCGCCGGCCCGTCTGCTCGCAGCCGATCAGCGTCGAGCCGCTGCCGCCGAAGAGGTCCAGAACGTTCTCGCCCGGCAGCGAGCTGAACTGGATCGACCGAACGGCCAACTCGACGGGTTTCTCGGTCAGGTGGACCATCGCCTGGGGGTTGACCTTCTTGACGTGCCAAAGGTCGGTGGCGTTGTTAGGCCCGTAATAGCAATGACCTGCGCCTTCCTTCCACCCGTAGAAGCAGATCTCGAACGCCCCCATGAAGTCCTTGCGTGTGAGCACCGGGTGCTGCTTGTCCCACACGATCCCCTGGCTGAAGTACAGCCCCGAAGCCTTGAGCGGCGCGGGGTAGTTGCCGAGGTTCGCATACCCGCCCCAGATGTAGAACGAGCCCCCCGGCTTGAGCACGCGCGAGGCGTTGCCAAACCATGCCAGCAACATCTCGTCGAACGCCTCGTCGGTGACGAAATCGTTCTCCAGCGGCCGGTCCTTGGCTCGCATCTTCTTGCGGGCCTTCTTCGGGTCGGTCACGCCGCGCGCTACGTCGAAGCCCTGGTGGTGCATTTTGCCAGAAGACTGCGACAGGTCCGGGTGGGAGCTGTTGCCCGCTGCGATGGCCGTGCTGCTGCGCGGCTCGACGCGGACATTGTACGGCGGGTCCATCGAGACCAGGTCGATGGTCGCGCCGTCCAGCAGAAGGTCCAAGTCGGCCTGGCTGGCGCTGTCTCCGCACATCAGGCGGTGGTTGCCCAGCACCCAGACGTCCCCGCGCTGGGTGATCGCCTCGTCGGGCGGCTCGGGCACCGCGTCAGGGTCGGTCAGGCCCTCAGCCGTCTCGCCGTCGAGCAGCTTGGCCAGTTCCGTGTCGTCGAAGCCCAGCAGGCTCAGGTCGTAGTCGGCGCCCTGGAGGTCCTTCAGCTCGATCGGCAACAGGTCGAAGTCCCACTCGGCCAGCGACGCGGTCTGGTTATCCGCGATCCTGTATGCCTTGATCTGTTCGGGCGACAGGTCCGTGGCCACGTGGACGGGCACCTTGGCCAGGCCCAGCTTCCGCGCTGCCTTCCACCGTGTGTGGCCGACGATGATCACACTGTCGGCGTCGACCACGATGGGCTGGCGAAAGCCGAATTCCTTCAGGCTGGCAGCAACCGCATCTACGGCCTGATCGTTGACGCGCGGGTTGGCCTCGTACGGCCGGATGGCGTCGATGGGTCGCAGCTCAACGTCGTAGGTCTTCGTCGTCATGGGTGCACCTCCGTGCGCTTGGGGTCACGTGGAAAAACCGGACAGCACGCAACAAACTCTGCCTATGGGCGCGACTGTTCCCGCTGGCGTCAGGAGTAGCCCGGGCGGGGTAGGACCCATCGAATCCTTCACGCGAATCCCTCACGGGCCCCTCATACGCGTGCACACGCGCCTCGCGCGGGGGTGGGCGTGAACGCGTGAAGGATTCATATAGAAGAGAGAGTGTGTGTTGTTATTACTATACTTATAGCCCGCCGAATCCTTCCCGAATCCTTCACAACGGCCCGTGAAGGATTGTGAAGGATTCGCCGTCCAACGCCGAGTATTCAGGGAATCGCCGTCGAATCCTTCACGCCCGCGTGAAGGATTGGGAAGGATCTGTGAATGATTCCGGAGGGCGGTGGTCATGCCAGCTGGTACCCGTGTGCCGTCTTGGTCTTGGTCGGGATGTCTACCGGGAGGATCTCACCTTGCTGAATCAGGGTGGCCACCAGTTGGTCGAAGTCTGCGGCCTTGCACCGCATCACACGCAGCAGGTGCTGGCGCTGCATGCGACGCCCGGGCGCTTCGGAGAGCCTGCGGGTGAGCTTCAGGCACTCGGCGTGGAACGGGTTCTCCGCCACGTACGTCGCTGCCAAGTAGAGCTGGCGCCGGGTCTGGTGCATGGCGAAGGCGGTTGCCCACTCGATGGCGGGCAGGCCGATGACCGGATCCTCGTGGTTCTCGCTGCAGGCGTAGAGCAGGGCGAGCTTCTTCGCGTTCTCGCACGTACGCGCCCAGGCGACCTTTCCGGTCGCGTCGCCGCGGTCCTCTGACCTGGCGTACTCGTCTTCCGTCATGCGCTGGAGAGCGTCCACGGCCTCCTGGGCCTCGGGCGTCGTGGGGACCACGCGTGGCTCGGGATGGATTGCGAACAGGTCCTTGCGGACCGAGCCGGGCTGGAACTCGGCCCACCAACGGGCCGTTTGGAGGATCGCCTCGGGCACGTTGCGGGCGGAGCCGGGCCTCTGGCCACGGCCGCGCTTGCCGATGTCGACGATGATCAGCCTGGCGAAGAAGCCGTTGGTGAGCATGCGGTAGGACAGCGCCTCGTAGAAGTACTGGGGCGTGGCGGTCCCGAACAGGGCCAGGTGCGGCTGGTCGATGTGCCCCATCTCCTTCTGCCCGGCCTTGACGCGGATGGGGTAGACGTCGCTGGCCGACGTGCTCATCGTCAGCAGGATGCTGTGGATCGACTCGGTCTTGCCCTCGCGGTCCAGGTTGATCTGGCGCAGGACGCCGTCCATCTCGTCGTTCTGGAACAGCATGGCCGGCGAACGCGCCAGCGCGTCCTGGATGCCCTGCCCACTGGCAAACTTGTCGCCGAGGGCGTGGACGAGCCCGATCTCGAACAGGATCCGGGCGTTGACCTTGCGCGGGAAGTCCTTGCCCGTGCCGGAGCCGGCCAGGGCGAGGATCATGATGTTGGTGCGCAGGTCGTCGCCGTTGCACACCTTCCGCCCGGTCAGCAGCGACATCAGGGCCATCGCGCCGCAGAACGCCAGGCCACCGTTCGGGTACGGGGCCTTGGCCAGCGAGAAGTCCATGACCTGCGAGACGAAGCCGGGTACCTCGAAGAGGCGCTCGGGGATCGGACCCGGGTCGGCCATGTGCAACGCGGCGCCGCCCGTGTCGGTGGTGTCCGGCAGGCAGGCGTCCGCCTTCGCCACGATGGCTGAGGTGTCGACGTCGCTGTCGTCCGGCTCGTCACTGCCGTAGCCCTCCGCCCGTAGCGCGCGGGCGGCCTGCTCGAAGTCGCCGCCATGTTCCAGCAGCGCGTAAACGGCGAACGGTGAGTACGCCTGGTTGGGTTCGAACGGGGCGGCATTCGACGAGAAGACGTAGAACACGCCGTCCTTCAGCGTGGCCGACGTGCCCGTCTGCTTGCCCGGCCGGCGCCAGTACTCGTTCTCGCCGCCCTTGACGCACACCCAGCCGTGCTGTTGGAGCACGGCCCGCACGTCGCCACGGGCGTTGAAGTCGTCGCCAGGGCGAAGATCGCCGCCGCTTGGCGCACCGGCCGCCGGACCGCCCCCGGTCGCCCCAGGGGCCAACGTGTGGCCACGTGGGGCGGCCCGGGCCCTGCAGTCCGCCGCGGGGGGCACGTATTCGTTCAAGTCCCACGCACACCGGAGCAGGATGTCGCGCTCCTCGGCGGTCAGGACAGGCAACTTGCGGAAGTCGCCTTGGACGAGCGCGTAGCCCTCGGTTGGGTCGCACAGGAACAACCCGCCTTCACCCCGCGTCTCGATCAGCGTAATGATCACGGACCTCGAGCCGTCGTCGTCGGTGCGGACGAGGTACTCCTTGCCGTGGAGCACGACGACTTCCTTGCCCTTCTTGTTGAGCGTGATCTCCTCGTCCCGGACGGCGCGCTTGCGCTGGGCGAGCTTCAGGCTGCCGCAGACCTCCTCCTCTACGCGACAGGCCGTGTGCCATCCGTCGGACTGGCTCCCCTCGATGACGAGCTTCTCCAGCAGCCCCGGCGCAGCCGTCCGGACGCGCTTGCACCACGGGTCGAACAGCTCCCCCGCGAAGTCGAAGTCCGTCATCTCCAGGTTGCCGGAGACCTCGCCGCAGACCAGGCACACTCCGTCGTGGTCATTGGCGAACCATGCATCCACCTCGGCTGCGGTGGGCAGCCGCGTCTTGTACGGCTCCCACTTGCCTTTGATAGCCGGCCGCTTCTCGGCCCGATGAGCCGGCAGGACGCACAAGCCGGCGTCGAGATATGCACGGGCGGCCTGCTTCACGCGATGACCCCCGTCTCGATGTCCCAGGGCTCCCAGGTCTCGGCCATGGCGTCGATCACGGGCCGGGGTACGTCATGGACGTTGCGTTGGTCAGACAGGGCCGGCGTGATGTCCAGGTCTGTGACGCGCACGCGGTAGCCATGTCGGCGGGCCAGGTTCACCCAGTAGGCGACGTCCTCGCGGCGCGGCAGGACTTCGGCGATCGCCAGGTCGACGCTGGCCTCCATGGCCAGCAGAGCTACCTTCGTGGACCAGCCGATCGCCTCGACGTCCTGGCCCTCGCGGAACCGGTAGGCGCCACCGCGCGTGGCGTACATGTCCTGGGGCGAGATCACCAGGCAGCCGAGTCGGGCGGCGCGGGTGCTCTTGCCGGCCCCGGGCAGGCCGCGGATGATGTGGCAGATCGGTTGCTTGCCGCCCATGGCTTCTCCCTCAGAAGGGAATCTCGTCGTCATCGATCCAGTCGTGGGGATCGGCGCGAACAGGCGTTTCCCGCTCGTCGCTGCCGTCCAGCCGCGGAGGGACGGGCCCAAGTTGGTGCTTCACGATCCGGTCGTACTTCTCGCCTGCGACGGAGCGGACGGTGATGGCCAGCGTGGGTGCGAGGCCCCCGGCCTCTGCGATGTCCACGGCCTGCTCGATCATCTCGGGAACCGGCTCGTGGCTGCGGGCCTTCCACCACGCCTCGGCTTTCTGCCGAGCGTAGCCGTCGTGCTCGAAGCAGACCCACTCGCTGTGGTAGTCGTTGAGGCCGCAGCGGTAGTCGACCCGCAGACTGCGCGGGTGGTCCTCTGGGGCGTCCCGCTTGACGTGGACGCTGTAGTAGACCTCGCTGACCTCGTAGTCGGTCTCAGTGACCTCGCCGGAGAGGATGCCCGCCGTCTCGGCCTTGTCGCTGTGCTTCTGGCGCTCCGGCGGCGGGAACTCATACCCGCACTCGGGGCAGACAGCGTAGGCGGCATGGATCACCGCCTGGCACTCGGGGCACTCCTTGGCCGGCGCTTCGCCAGTGCCGCCAGCACGGTCCTTGATCTGCAGCGCATCGACCGGCCCGTGGCGCAGGATGTTGCCGCCGAAGTCCAAGACGAGGCAGTCGTCCTTCGACGGGTGGAGACGGAAGCCGCGACCGACCATCTGGTAGTAGAGGCCCGGGGAGTTCGTGGGCCGCAGCAGCGCCACGCAGTCGATGTTGGGCGCGTCGAAGCCCGTGGTCAGGACGTTGACGTTCACCAAGTACTTCAGCTCGCCGTCCTTGAACTGTTTCAGCGTCTCTGCACGCTCAAAGGGCAGCGTCTCGCCACAGACGAACCCGCACTCGTGGCCCGACTCGCTCAGGACGCGTTGGACATGCTGGGCATGCTGCACGCCGGCGGCGAAGATCAGAACCGAGTGGCGATCCCGCGTGTGGTCCACGATCTCTCGGCAGGCGGAACGCACCAGCGAGTCGTCGTCCATCAGTGCCTCGACCTCGCCAGCGATGAACTCTCCGCCCCGGATGTGCAGATTCGACGTGTCGGCCTTCCGCCGGCCCGCCTTGGACTTCAGGGGGCACAGGAAGCCCTGGACGATCAGCTCGCGGACGCCCACCTCGTAGCAGACGTGGTTCAGCAGGTTGTCGGGCCCGCAGATCATGCCCGTGGTCATGCGATACGGCGTGGCCGTCAGCCCGATCAGGCGCAGGTTCGGATTGACCACCTGCGCTTCGGCCAGGAACGTGCGGTACATGCCCTCGCCGTCCGGCGGGAGCATGTGCGATTCGTCCAGAAGGATCAGATCGAAGGCATCGAGCTCCGCCGCCCTCTTGTAGACGCTCTGGATGCCGGCGACGATGATCGGGTGGTCGGTGTCGCGGCTCTTGAGCCCGGCCGAGTAGACGCCGATCCGGTTCCACAGGTCCGGCGCCATCGCGTGGAGCTTCTCGACGGCCTGTTCGAGCAGCTCCTTCACGTGCGCCAGGATCAGCACGCGCCCGTTCCACTTCTGTACGGCGTCGCGGCAGATGGCGGCCATGACGGGCGTCTTGCCCCCGGCCGTGGGGATCACCACGCATGGGTTGTCATCCCGGCGGCGCAGGTGGTCGTAGACGGCGTCGACCGCCTCGGTCTGGTACGGCCGCAGCACGATTGGCGGCGTCTTCGGCGGTGCGAACAGCCCTCCCGTCATGCCGCGACCTCCGCACCGTCGGGCAGGATGCACCGCCCCCCGAGGATGGGGATCGTGTAGAGCGTGTCGCTGCGCCGGCCAAGGTAGCCGAGGATGAAGGCGTTGACCCACTCGACGGGCCGGCCCGTGCCATACAGCGGGATCGGCTTGCATAGACAGCCGGAGCTGCGGGCCTGGATGACCTTCCCCGGTGACCAGATGTTCTGCATGATGCTGGCGTCGGCGCGGTGTGTGTGCCCGTGGATGACGCTCTTGCCCTGACTGATCTGGAGGTGGTTCTTCGTCGCGTGCTTGGCGTAGGACCAGCCGTGCACGGCGATCACGCGGCCGTTGAGCTGGTAGTGCGGGTACCGCCCCGCGACCGAGCCGTAGGGCACGTACGTGCACTTCGACCGGCCCTTGGTCAGCCGGATGCGCGGCGCAAGCATCGAGTACGCCCCGCGCCCCTCGGCTGTCGCGGCCGCCCAGCGGTCGAGGCGATACTCGTGATTGCCCTCGACCATCACCAGCCGGTCGCACGTCGCCTGGAGGCGGTCGAGCAACTCGTTGGCCAGGCGGAGATCTTCCACGTAGTCGGTGTCCGGCATGCCGTAGGTCGGCGGATGCGTCGAGAATTGCCCGCAGTCGAGCAGGTCGCCCAGGCACACGATCACGTCGGGCCGAATGCACTCGGGCGCCTGACAGAAGACCTCCAGGGCCGGGCCGTTCTGATGGGGCACGTGCACGTCGCCGAAGGCCAGGAATGTCTTGCTGTGCGCCTTCGCCATCACTCGTCCCCGACAACCATAGCGGCCGTGCGGGCGTACCCGGCGATGTCCACTAGGTTGTCGCGCTTGTGCCGGTGGGCCTGGCGGGCGAGCTTGACGGCGATCATGCACAGCGGGATGTCCATGGGCGTGACGTGCTGGCCGTCGCGCAGTCGCCCGGCGAGGATGCCCGTCCAGAGCATCGCCGTGCGTGTGAAGTCCGCCAGCGGATGCCCGTAGTCCTGCTGCCGGTCGGCGGTGGTGATACGCTTCGCCTCGTCGAGCAGGGATTCGGACGCCTCCGCCGGTGCCTCGCGCACGACGGCGAGTCGGTGAAGGTTGACGCCGGGGGTGGGCGGGCGCTCCAGCGAGTCCAGCGTCTGCGTGTCGAGGACGGGCATGCCCAACTCCCAGGCGATCAGGTACTCGAGCTTCGCGCCGCGTGAGTCCTCCCAGCCAGGCAGCATGGCGACAGCGTCGCACGTGGCGAGCAGCTCGATGTCGGCGCGGAGGTACGTCTCGCGAGGCAGGTCCGTGCGCCCGTCGAAGTTCTCGGCCGGGTTGACCGTCTCCCACCCGGCCTCCTGGAGCCGCTTGGCGGCCGCGTGGAAGGCCGGGAAGTTGTGCTCGGGCAGGCCGGTCATCGGCCCGGCGATGTAGATGCGCTTGGGTTGGTCCATCGTCAGTTGGCCTCCGCAGGGATAGTGCCGCCACAGAGCGGACAGCGGCGCAGTGGCATGTCATCGAGCCGGACTTCCAGCCTGCCGCCCTTGACGGGCTCTCGCCGGCGCGTGACCAGCAGGTCCACCTGACTGTCATCCTCGTAGATGCCTGCGTGCTCGAACACGTCGAGGACGGGCTTGGCGATGTTGTCGAGGTCGCGCCGGCGCCGGTCGGGCGGGAAGGCGTCCATCGCCAGTGCGACCCGCCCGCCGGCCGGGGGCTTCCGAGGCCCGCCGCCGCCAAGGAGGGCACAGACGTTCCTGCGGAATGTCCGGCCCTCCCGGCTGATCAGCGTGCGGGGGCCGACCCGGCGCCAGTAGTGGTTGATGCTCGGTGGCCAGGGCAGCGTGAAGATCATGCCGCCTCTCGTTCGAAGGGGATCTCGGCACCGACGTCGCCGGCCTCCTGCTCGCGGCGCCACCCCAGGAACTTCTCGAGTTCGCATGTCGCTTCCACGCGGCTGGCGAACTCCTTCCGGCAACTGGCGTCCTTGGTCCAGATCAGCCCGTCGAACGGCTCAATGCTCATCCAGAGGCCGAATTCGGGATCGTGGATGCAGTAGAAAGTGCGGGTGACGACGTCGTCGCATGCTTCGGTGAATTTCACGACTCGTTCGTTGGAGTTTGTCTCCTTGGTCTTCATGGTCGCGAGCCTCCTATCGCTTCCAGGGCGGGGTGCTGTTCGTGGCGGGCGCCTGCTGCGGCTGGCCGGCGGCGGAGGCCTTCGACTCGTAGCCCTTGATCTCGTTGGTCAACTCGCCGGTGTCCTGGCGCTTCTTGAGCTTCACGACGATGACCAGCGGGATGTTGTGCAGCTCGACGCTGTCTTTCGGCTGCATCACCCCGATGGCCCGGCAGATGGCCGACAGCTCGCCGCGGGCGATCTTGACCGCCGTGGCATTGGGGTTGTTGAGGTTCAGACGGGCCCAGAGCACGCGGTTCTTGCAGTCGCCCTCGACGATCGTGAAGGTGAACTGGAGATAGCTGCCGCTGCCGCTCTTGGTCGGCTTCATCTCCGACTCGGTGATCGCCGCGAGGTACTTGCCCGCCGGGATCGGGTCGAAGCTCGTGGTGGGCTCGACTTCGTTCGCATTGAATCCGTTCAGGTTTGCCATGGGGTCAGTTCTCCTTGCTGTCGGGGTTGGTCCCGGGGTTCGGGGCGCCGATCAGGGCCTGCATCAGGTCGGCCCATGCCAGGGGCAGCTCGGCCGGCAGGTCGAAGCGGTTCTTCGCCACGCAGGCCGGACTGCCAACGCACCGCAGAATGCGCTCGCCGCCGTCGGTGCCCAGCCCGGCGGCGGTGGTCCGCTTGCGGTTGAAGCCGGCCTCCTCGGTCGTGGTGATGATCTTGCGGGTCGCGAACAGCACGGCGTCGACCCACTCGGTGATCAGGGCCGTCGCGTGCTTGTGAAGGCGGGGCGAGTAGCGGTCGTAGGCCGAGTGCTCGGGGTCCTCGAACTTCTCGACCTTGGCGTGTGCCAGCAGGATCACGCACATGCCCCGCTGGGTCCGGAGGGCGTTGAGGTCGTTGAGGATCGACCGCCAGGGCGTCAGGGCGTGGGTGTAGCCCTTGGCGTAGCCGCCGTCGACCTTCTCGATGCTGGTTACCCCGTACTGCTCGCACAGGGAATCCCAGATCAGGCGTTCGAGCCAGTCGACCGAGTCGAGAACGACGGTCTCGAAGTCATGGGGCTCCTGGAGCAGGGCCTGAATCGCCCCCTGGACGTCAGCCAGCGTGCGGGCCAGCGGGAAGGAGTGGCAGTCGATCTGGTCCAGGCCATCCTCGGTTGGGATGAAGACGGGCCTGGGCGCCTGGGCCGCCGTGGTGGATTTGCCGATGCCCTCGGTTCCGTAGATCAGCAGTCTCGGTGGTGAGTGGCGTCGGCCGCTGTGGACTTGCTTCATCAAGCTCATGGGCAGTTCCTCTTGCTCGTGGGTCTCGTGTTCTGTCACACCATGGCTGGCCAGCCACTGGCAGGTGCGGGAGTCGAACCCGCGTTCCGAGGCCCTTCCTGCGAAGAGCCCCGGCAGCCCGGCCCTGCCGGATGTGCCCCGGGCGGGGGCCGGAATCGAACCGGCTGACAGGCCGCAGCCAACAACCAGTCCCGCCCGGGGCGATTGGGACGCTATGCCGCGTCCAGCATGCGAATCTCCTCGTAGCCCGTGGGCCAGCGGTCCAACTCGCCGCAGCGGACGAGCCGCCGGATCGCGGCCTCGTTCTCCTGGCGGGCGATGGCGAGGGTGTTCTCGGTGACGCGCCAGACGCCGCAGCGGAAGGGCTCGGCCTTCTCGACGGCGATGAGATGCACGGGGACGTGCTCGTCGACGGCCTCAGCGAACACCGACTGATAGAAGGCGACCTGGTTGTGATAGCGGCGCCGCCGGGCGTCGGCCTCGAACCAAGTCAGGTCCGCAGTGGTCTTCAGGTCGACGATGCCCCGGAAGGGATGGACCCAGTCGATGCGAATCTGGCACGGCGTGCCGCAGTACCGTGCCCGGACAACGCCTTCGGATCGGCCGTACAGGAGCAGCTCGACGACCTCATCGTTCATGGCCACACCGCCGGCCATCTGCTCGATGAGCTCGACTTGGTCCTCCGACAAGACCGGCTTGCCCTGAGCGGCCGCCCACTCGGCGAACGCCTTCGTGTTGGCCCCGAAGGGCCGGCCCGTCCGGGGGTTGATGGGGCCGCCGAGGGTAAACTGGCTCTCGTAGGCTTCCCGCCCCTCCAGGATGCGGCAATGCGCGCCGCGGCCGACGAGCAGCGCCGGCGTCTCAACGTCCTTGATCAGGCCCAGCCACTTCTTGTGGTACAGCCACGGGCAGGCCATGAAGTCCAGCAGCTGGTGGCTGCTGAGGTACTCGCCGGCGAGGGCGTGGTACTCCTCGGCCGGCTCGGCTTCGAGGACACTCAGGTCGATGTGGAGGGCGTCGTCCATGGTTCGCATCGCTCCTTTCCGGCACCCTCTACATCTGCACCTGAGCCGATTCTGTCGCGCTGTTCCCTGGGATTCGCAGGCCTGCGGCGGCCAGGTACGGGCGGATCTCGGCGATATTGCGGTAGATGGACCCGCGACAGACGCCCAGTTTTTCAGCCACCTCGGGGGGGGCAAACACCATAAGCAAGCGACACACCCGACGCAGCCGCTTGGGCATTCCGGCCAGCGCCGCCTCCAGGTCCAGCCGGAGCTCGCGCTGGGCCTGCTCGTCCAGCTCGCCGGCGCGCGTCTCGTTCACGACGGGCTGGAAGCCCAAGGCGACGTCGTCCAAGCCGAGGGGGCTGTCGCACGGACGGCGCTGTTGCGTGCACCGGATGCGCGTGGCGTACTTGACGAACTTGTCCAGCACGCGGTTGACGAAGGTCTCGCGTTTCGCCTTGGCGGGATCGAACCGCTGGAAGGCCGTAAGCAGCTCGACCACCATGTCATGACGGCAGTCTTCCTGCTCGGCCTCCGACAGGTCGAACTGGCTGGTCAGCACGCGGATGCGGAAACTGATCCGCTCCAGAGCGTACTCGTCGATCAACTGCTCCGCCGTGAGCTGGCTGACCTGCTGCTGGGAGTGGGAGGGGGAGGTTTCGCGGTCCGGGGAGACCGCCCGCCGGTCGAAGGACGTGCTCTTCACGGGTCACGCCTTTCTCGCGCCCGAGGGCGCGAAAAAGGCCCGCTGAAGAACACCGGCGGGAGCGCTTCAGCGGGCCTCGGTCTGTGACGTTGCCTCGCCGGCTTTCGCTCTTCGCCGGCGGGGCGTCACATTTGGCGTGACCAAGTCACGTTTGGCGTGACTTCAGGTTTTTCTTCTCACTCCAGCGCCCAGTCGATGGGGCGGTCGGGCGCGTAAGACATGTTGATATGTGTCCTTATCGAGTTCCGAAGGTGAGTTGCGAGATCGGGATCGTTCTCCTCGATCTTGTCGATAGCTATGTTGATGACGCGGGCTATCCGCCGTCGCACCTTCGAGACGTCGTCGAGGGCCTTCCGCGACTTACCGCCCAAACCCAACGACGCCGACAGGTACGCAGCGATCTTCCCTATCTCCCCTTGGATGTCTGCGAGTCGTGCCTTGTCCCCCGTTCGACGGGCCTCCTCCCGCTCGACCTCAAGCTCCTCATACCTCTCCCGACATTCGCGGATCGTCGTCTCGTCCGCGAGGTCGCCGCCATCGCTCGCAGCAAGCTCCAGCCCCTCCGCCTCGGGAGTGACCCGGGCGCGCTCTGCGCCGGCAACATCGGCCATCACGCGGATGACGTGGGTTTCCTGCCCTTGGTGCCGGATCAGGTAGTGCATGAACGCGGCGCCCTTCAGGTCCCCGTCCAGGTAGGTGTCCTTACCAGCGAACCGCAGTACCCACATCCCTCGCCTGGCAAACTGATACTCCGGCTGCGCCGGGGCCATCCGGTCGGCCATGTGCCGTTGGCAGTAGGCATTCCGGTAGGTCTCCCAGGTGGGCAAGGCCGAGAACCGCCCCGCGGAGTCGCATGCGATGGTCTCTGCCAGCGGAACGATCGCTGCCTCCCGACGCTGGAGCTGAACCTGGAGCGAGTTCGGCAGCCTGGGGTGTCTGGGAACAAAGAGGAGGAACCCCTGGTCGAGCTCGGACAGAAGCCTGGCGACCTCCGACGTCAGCAGCCGTGTGGTTGGCGGCAACATCATGAACGCAGGAACGCCGGCGCCCGGGATGGGGGCCCATGTCCCAACCGCAAACGCCCGAGGCACCCCCCGTACTGGCTGCGGATCTGGTGTGATGCCCAAAGCCTCGGCAACCACGGAGCGGAATGCCGTGACGTTCAGCCGATAGACTTTGACATCCGTTTCGGCAAGGCCTACCTGCTCGAGGTTGCCGGTCGCGGGGCAGACGAGTCCGTAAGTGCCCCTCGACATGGGCACGACGTGAAGTGCTCGCCCGTCGGCACCAGCGTATGTGCTGGCGATCCCATCGCCGACAAACAGCCGGTTACGGAGATCTCTCCAGGCACGGTCGCCGAGGGCCCGCCGCCATTCACCTGCACCGGCCGTCAGGCCGGGCCGGAAAGAGATCAAGTCCCAGAGCCCGTCCAGGCAGCTCACGGTTGCCCAGCCCCGTTGCGCGGGAGGATGAACCCCTGGCTGACCAGAAACTGGTGGGCGAACTCCGCATCGGATTCATGGTCGTAAACCGAGACGTTCGGGGCGTAGAGCCTGACGGTTCTTTCGCCGCCCAGCCCGCCCTTCGGCGTCAGCTTCACGCCCATGCACACCAGCTCGGCCTCCTCGGGAATCTGATCGCCCAGATCCTCCAGCCCGGCGAAGACATCCTCGGCTCTGTGCGTCACGCAGTGTCTGTTGTGCCCGTTGAACTGGTACCGCAGATGGGTCAGCCGGGCCGCATCGAGTTCGGGGACATTGGTACAGTCCATGGCGGCCCGGCCCTTGGTGCGCAGCGGCTCCAGCGTGTATTTCCTGGCGTCAGCCCGCTCGAAGAACTCCGGGTCGCCGAACAGGTTCCTGCCGAGATAGGTGCAGTAAGCCCGACGCTCCTTTATGCCCCTGCTGTCGTTGTAGATGGCCAACTCGCCCTGCTGATGGTAGTAGATGAGCAGGTCGTAGGCCTCCGGGCGGTAGAAGACGACGTGCGGCTCGCCGTTCTCGAGGGCGTTCTCCCGCTTGAACGTGCCGCCGTGGCGAACGATGAGCCACGCGGCACCCGTCTTCTCGATGATCGAGACGCGCGTGCCCCGCCCCTTCTTCTGGCCGTCGTACCACATGTCCATGTCCTGTGCGAACGAGTCCAGGACGCCCTGGGCGGGCTTGCGCCACGGGGGCAGCCGTTTGACGGTGGCGAAGTAGGACAGGAAACGCTTCTTTTTCCGAAGCAGACCATGGGCGTGATAGACGGCATGGAGGTCTTCGAGCGCCTCGGGCGCACCGAGTCGCACGAGCAGCGCCGCGTCCTCGATGGTGACCTTGTCCCCGTAGCTGATCCCATGGCGGGCCGCGATGTCGTTGAGGTCCTCGATGTGACCCATCTCCGCGACCTCGTCCCAGTAGAACAGGTCCGCCATGAGGTGGGCGGGCATCTGCTCGTCGGGTACGGCGAGGACCAGCGCCAGCCTGTCGCAGTCGATCTTGTCCGGCGATGGCGGAAGGACGCCCTCGGCCGCGAAGAACGTCCTGTACTTACTGAGCAGCCGGTAGAGAGCCTTCGGATTGACGCGTTGGAGGATGTGCGGCGAGGAGATACGGTGCGGAGTGAACGTGCTGGCCATGGGGGCCTCCATGCACTAGCCGGGAGCGCCGGCAACCGAGATTCGCCTGATCGACAGGCCCCGTCCGTGGTCCTGTCCCGAGACTAATTGCAAATAGCATGCCATCGACATTCTGTCGCGGATAACGAACGCATGAACAAGGGTTTGTGCCATGTCCGCCGCCGCCCAGCCACCTGCCACGAACAGCTCCCAAGGGACGTTCGCCTGCCTCGATGGCCGGCTCTGCCGCCTTCTCAGCCATCTCGCTCAGTCGCAGGGCACGTCCACCTGGCGCAACGGCTCCGTCGCGCCTCCAGTCGACGCCATCGGCGGGAGCCAGCCTGTCCCTACGACAACGACGTTCTTTTCGTGGGCGGGCTTCTTACCCTATGGGCGGGAAGGGGTCGTTCCCGTGGCTGTCGCGGGCCTGAATCTGGCCATTCTGACCGTGGATGAACAGCTCGGTCCCTTGGTTCCGGCTGATCTCCCTGGCCGCGTCCACGGCATCGGCCTTGGTCCGGGAGTGCCCGCTGATGCGATCAGCGCCGCCTCGGCGAACATTCCATCCGCCATCCGGGCCTGGAACAACATGATGCGATTTTGCTGCCATGATTTCGCTCCTCAAGCATCTGGCTTACCTGTGTACCGGCTCATTGGCCGGCCTCGATCGGTCCGTCTTGTCGTCGGTCGAGTTGGCCACCCCTTGCGGGCAAGCCATCTCTCGGTAAGATCGATGGGGCGAAACCGTCTCGCCACACCGTCTCCTTACTGACAAATACGACCGGCCGTTACAGCTCTTGGCGGTCTGCCGCCCGAACCGGGGCGACCCGTCTGTAACGCCTAGTCGTATGTGCTTACGGCCCGAGGCGGACGCAAGGGTAAGCCAGGATGGACGACGCGACAGCAAGAAGTACGGATACGGATCTGCACGAAGACATCGCAGTCAAGCTCGTGTGCGGGGATGAGTCCGTCTACGAGGAGATCGTGCGGAACTACGCTCCCACGATCCAGGCTTGGCTTCTCGCGCTTCCCTTCGGCCTCACCCGAGACGACGCGGAGGACATCGTCTGCGAGGCCATCATGCGGCTCTGGGAGAAACGCGAGCAGTTCGATGACTCTCAAGGCAGCAACGTGAGGAACTACCTCTACAAGATCGCGAAGAACCTGTTGCTCGACCGCCCGAAGACCCGTCGCTTCAAGACAATGTGCCGGGAGCGTCAGGTCAGCGACGAGTACCTCAAGAACCTTGCCGCCCCAAAGAAGAAGTCCGAGACCCGATCTCCCGAGAATCCCGAAACGCCGATCCTGACCGCTGTGCGAGAAGCCCTTCGGGAGTTGCCGGAGGCATACCGGACGGTTCTGCTCGAGGATGCGGGAGCGACCGTGGAGATGCCTGCCGCGGAGCTGGGCAGGATCCTCGGCGGCATACCAGCGGGAACGATCCGGCAGCACCGGAAGCGTGGCAGGGATGCACTTCGGCGGAAACTCGCGGAACGTGGTTTCAGCGGCACAGAACGCTAGGTGCAACCATGGCTGAATATACGGACAGAGAAGTCAACGAACTCCTCTTCAGGGCCATCGTACCCAGGGGGCTCAGGCCTGAGACGCCAGAGGAGATCGACGCCATGCTGGACGCCATCGGGGGCGAAGCACTGCCTGAGGCCACGGTTCAGCGCATGTTGCGCAAGATCCGCGGCGAAGAACCATTGGCCGATCCCCAGGCCGGGCACGACGTGAGGAGGATGGACGATACGGCGGCGGGCCTCCCTGCTGCGGAACTCGCCCTTTATCGCAACCGAAACGAAGAAATGCCTCCGGAGATCGAGAAGCTGTTGGAGGAGATGGAAGAGGAAGCGCTTGAGGACGGGGAAGAAGACGGCGTGGACGACGAAGATGCGTAAGCCCACCTGGAAGGAGCTGCAGGGCCACCGCGACTGGGCAAACGACCAGGGCGAGGGAATCGCTGCGGTCCTCGGTTGCTCGAACCACCCCATTGATCCCTTCGCCATCGCGGCGGCGGAACCTGTCATCTTCCTGAAGGGCGCCGATCTCGGTGATGAGTTCGATGGCAGGCTGAGTTACTGCCCGCGCCGGAAGGCGACTCAGCGGGACCGCTTCCTCCTGGCCTACAACACGCGGTATGACCACATCTGCCAGTACGACGGCGAACACTGCCCCAAGGTGCGGTTCACGATCGCGCATGAGCTCGGGCATTACTTCATGGATCGCCATCGTCATCACCTGCAGGAAGGCGGCCAAGCGTATACATGCTACACCGAGTCCTACTGCGAGATGGTGATGGAGCTTGAGGCGGATTCATTTGCTGCCGGCCTTCTCATGCCGTCGTCTCTGCTGGCGCCGGTCATCAATCGCCAGGTCGCGGAGGAACCCAGCCTCGATGACATTCGCTACGTGGCACGCGACTTCCAGATCTCGCTCACGAGCATGATGGTCAGGTGGACGAAGCTCTCTGATTTTCCCTGCGCAGTCTTCTCCGTTGCTGAGAACGAGGGGAAGCTCGGGATCCGTTGGGGGTGGGTATCGGAAGCGTTCGCGAACGTCGGGGCGTACTGGCGGCTGTACGGGCAATTCCGATCGCGGGATGCCCGTGGCTTCCTCGGCCAGGCCCCCGACTTCTCTCAGTGGCAGTGCGGCTCCGGTCTCGGCACGATGGCCGACTGGGTCGAAACCGACCATCGGATCAGCGTCAAGGAGCACTACGCTGTCATCCCGTACGCCCGGCATCTGCTTGTGTTCCTCACCGCCGCCGAAGATGAACTGAGCGACTGCCGCCCACTACGTCAGTACTGACGCCAACAGCCATGGGGGGATCGAGGGCACGTCAGCAGGCTACCACGTCGATCTCCCCAGCGCGCTGCGCCTGCGATCCGCACGTTTGGCGCGACAGAATCGGGACAGCTGCAGATGTAGAGGGTGCCGGAAGACGGCGGTTGTCAGCCGTTGACAGACGCTCTCGTTGTTAAGCAAGGACTGTCCCGATGCCGAGTCAAGAGACGTGCCCGCTGCCTCTCGCCCCGTCGGCCGCTGCCATCATGCTCACCATCGATGGCGTGGCCGCCATGCTGGCCTGCTCCCCGAGGACGGTCCATCGCCTCGTGGATACCGGGCGTATCCCCCGCCCAGTCCGTCTCGGCGGCATGATCCGCTGGCCCCGAGAGCCGTTCGAGCGGTGGGTCGCCCAGGGATGCCCAAAGCCTTCCAAGAACATCGCTTAGCGATGGAGTTCTTTCTGCGGAATCCCCATAAACTCGCTTGAGCTGTTCGCGACCCCGCCGCTCAGTGTGAGGGCGGGCGAGGCGATGCCCGCGGAAGGGAGCGAAGATGGCCACCATCTACAAGAAGAAGTACCCGATGGCCATGCCCGACGGCGCGGAGGTCGTCGAGCGGCAGGGCAGGAAGATCGCCCGGTGGGCGACCAGCCGGGGCCAAGTCCGCACGGCCGAGGTCCTCGACGATGGGCGCGTGCAGTTCGTCTCGGACTGCTGGTACATCCGGTATCGCGACGCCGAGGGCAAGATGCAGCGGCGGTCCACCGGCTGCCGGGGGAAGCAGGCCGCTCAGCAGGTCCTGGCCGACGCCGTGGCGGAGGTCGAGAAGGTCAAGTCGGGCATCATCACCGCCAAGGAGAAGATGGTTGCCGACCAGGCCGGCCGGCCGCTGGCTGAGCACATGGCGGCCTACCTCGAGCACCTTGGCCGCAAGCGCATACGGGGCCGCAAGGTCACGCCAGCCTACTGCCGGAACGTCAAGGGGCGCCTGAAGCGGGTGTTTGACGAGGCATCCATGCGGTATCTGCCCGACATCACGCGCGAGGACACGGAGAAGTGGCTGGAGAAGGCGGAAGGGGCGGACCTCGGGCCCGCCACGCGGAATGAGTACCTCACGTCGGTAAAAGCGTTCTGCAACTGGGCGGTCCGGACCGGCCGGCTGGCCGCGAGCCCCGTCGCCGGCATCGGCAAGGCCGACCGCGAGAGCGACCGGCGGCGCGTTCGCCGAGCCTTGACGGCCGAGGAAGTCGCCCGTCTCCTCGACGCTGCCCGCCGCCGGCCCATCGCCATGCTTGCCCGCAAGACCGTATCCCTGCCCGAAGAGGACAAGGTCGGCCGCAGCTCCTGGACATACGAGGCCGTCACTAGCGAGAACCTCGACCGCTGCTACCGTGACGGACTCAAGCGGCTCGAAGCCGACCCCGAACGCCGGGCCCGCCTCGAACGCCTCGGCCGCGAACGAGCCCTGTTCTACCTGCTCGCCGTCTCGACCGGCCTGCGCCGCAAGGAACTCGCCAGCCTCACAGTCGGCCGCCTGCACCTCGACGCGGCACCGACGCCCTTCCTCGAACTCCAGGCCGCCGACGCCAAGAACGCCAAGGCCGCCAACCTGCCCCTGCGGGCCGATGTGGTCGCCGAGGTGAAACGCCACCTGGCCCTTCGACAGGGCTCAGGGCAAGCCGACCAAGAGGCCCTGTCCCTGGGCGCGAAGCTCTTCACCCGCGCGCCCGCCATCCGCGTCTTCGACGCCGACATCCGGGCGGCCGGAATCCCGAAGACCGACCACCGCGGCCGCGTCGTCGACCTCCACGCCCTCCGCCACACGTTCGGCACCCACCTCTCTGCTGCCGGCGTTCATCCCCGTACGGCCATGGCCGCCATGCGCCACAGCCGGATCGAGCTGACAATGAACCTCTATACCGACCCGGTTCTGCTCGACGTGGCTGGGGCAGTAGAAGCACTCCCCAACTTTGCCGCGGCGCATAAAACCACCACACCCTCCGCCGCCGCCGGAGCGTAAGGCTGCCAGCAGAGATTGGCTACGGCAAAGCCCGGCTGACGTCTGTCGGCCCCTTCCTTGGGAGCCTATCGCCGCCTCCGACGGCGCAAGGCGGCAATCCCGCCCACTGCCATGAGAGCCAACGAGGTCGGTTCGGGGACGATGATTGTGGCAGAAGCCCCCGTGTAATCGCCACCGAGGTCGCCCCCCCAAGTCTGAAAATCGGGATCGGCGAAGTCAGACGAATCCGGGCGGACAAAGACATCGGTCTCGCCATTGGCTAATCCGGTCACGTCCAGACTGAAGATGCGGACCTTGCTACCGATGCCTAGTTCCGTGTCGTCATCCTCCGAATCGTAGACGCCCTGGAGGCCCCAAGCCTTCGGGCTGCCCGGACTGGACGACAGTGGGTCATTCCACCAACCGCTACGGTCCACGGAGGGCAAGTCAACAGAGACGATGTTGGGATCGTCGATGACGAAGTCCAAGGCCCACGAGAAGACGCCGTTGCCGGCGTTGGCATGGTTTCCCTTGAGCCGCGCGTAGAAGGTCAACGTCGCAGGTTCACCGATGTCGATCTTCCCGTCGCTCGGATCAACCGCAACCGTCACATCGATCACCGGCTGAGCCCAGGCCGGCAAGGCAAGGAATCCTAGCATGAGCAAGGCAAGCGATTTCACGGCATACTTACTGAGCATTGAATGTCTCCTCTCTTGTTTCTCCTGATGAGCATTGTCACTGAGCACTTTCTCCGGGCCCACGCGGCCCGGTTGACACATTCTGAGCTACTAGTCCTGCGCTCCGAAGTAAGCCGCAGGGCCGCACATCGTTCCTACACGGCGATCAGGTCAAGCAGATCAACGACGCCATCACCATTGCGGTCTTCCCGGAACTCCGAGATTCTCCCATCAAGCACGCGGAAACGGAACAGATAGTCTCCCGGCATGGGCAGGTCATTGGCCGTAACCTCGTCGGCGCTCAAAGTGCCTTGGCAGAAGCCGTCCTCGACGGCAACCATGGTCCAGGATGCTGTTCTCGTCACCGGCTCGTACCGGAACGCGGACACAGCCTCCGTCTGCTTAAGTCCGGTTTCGCGGGCAAGTTCCAGGGCACTTGCCCTCACCGACACGCTCTTTCTGAACGCGGCCCTAATAGTGACCCCAGTGGCGCCGGCTACGGGGAGGGCCTGCACTTCAACACGCTCGATGGTTGGGGCGGCATTCATGAGTAGTGCCGAGGAGGTCGGCGATCCAGACCCGTCAGCGGCGATTCCGGCCGGTGCCATCCCTGCCGGGGCGGCAAGGGGAGCCGGCATCGAGATCATGTTGATGCCTTGCCGGTAGTTCTGGCGTACGGCCAAGAGATCGATGGAGTTGATCACGCCGTCCGTGTTGAAGTCCGCGGCCGGATAGGCGGACGCAGGTCCTCGGTAGTTCTGACGCACCTTCAGCAAGTCCTGCGAATTCGTCACGCCGTCGCCGGTGGCGTCACCGGGCATGTTACCGAAGCAGAAGACGCCATCCTGATCCAGGCCAGTCGCGTCGCCGGCCTTGACGGTCACCTTGAGCCACTGCTTCTGGATGGCGTTGTCCGCCCAGATGAGCGTTACGCGGTCGCTGCCATCGTCGCCCTCACCAAGGCGGACATCAACCTCCACCGGGGCAGGGGCGGACGACCAATTCCCGGGATCGTCTGAGTTACCCACTTCGAAACCGAAGTAACTACCAATGGTCGCCAGGTTGAGGCCGCCGGGGTCGGACAGCCCGTCAATGTCCACCATGATTCCGTTGAGACCCTTGCTGTAGGCCGTGCAGTTCGCCACACCGCCTGTATTGCCGGGCGTGAGGGCGTGCTTGTCGTCGTCGATGGCATTGTCGTCCGCCGCGGATGCCCCGGGCGTGTTGCCATCCATCAAAGAATTGTTGTAGAAGACGTGACGCCCAACAATGTCCGCCTGGACATGGAGGACAGCGACCACAGGATCCGACCAACTGCCCTCATCATCCTCAACGCGGTACTGCAGCGTGTGCTGGCCAGGAGACGCCGGAGCCGTCAGCTGGTAAGCTCCCGGCATTGGGCTGGCCACCAAACTCCCATCAAGCAGTAACTGCCCGCCGACAATGCTCTGGCCGTTCTCATCATTGTCGTGGCCACCCAGCAGCAGCTCGATTGTGCTCCCGCCGGACACGGGAGATCCTGGAGTCCCCGAGATCTCTGCTGTCGGCAGAGCGTTGCTTACGATCAACTCTCGGACGGCTGGGGGGGCAGACGGTAGTCCCTCGTCATCCCATACGCGGAACGATATCTCGTGCGAGCCTACGGTCAAGGTGTTTGAGGACGTGGTCCAGTCCTCGGTAGTGCTTAAGACATCATCCAGATCCGAACGCCACTCCCACGCTGTTACCTGCCCGTCCTCATCCCTACTACCCCCATCAAACTGGATCACATCCACCGGGGGCTGGGCTGGATTCGGCGTGATGGCCTCGATCCAGGCCTCCGGGGGCAGCGGCCCGGCTAGCACGCGAGTCTCAATGTGAACCTGTGCTTCGACACCGATTCCATTCCTGGCAAGAAGGATGCACGTATTGACGCCAGCCGGCGTTCCTGTCGGCGGACTCCAGGTCAGTGTGCGTGTTGCCGGGTCGAAGGTCAACCCATCCGGGACTTCACCGGAGAGCACCAGCTCCGGGGTTGGGTCGCCCGAAACACTCACCACGTGTTTGACGCTGCTCCCGGCCTCTGCCTCCAAGACGATACAGCCGCCATAGGACTCATCGAACCGAGGCGCGTCACTGGTCGCCAGCTCGAAAAGCCCTTGCGACAGCCTGATCTGATAGAGCCTCGGATCCTCCTGGTAGGAGTCCATTGGCGAACCCGTCTTGTAGTTGAGCCTCACCTGATAGGTGGCCGGCCCGGTCCCCTCGGGCCAGAAGCAGTAGACATGACTGGTATCAACGGCCTCGCCAACTTGGGCATCCCAATACCATTGCTGAAGGCGTTGGAGTCCGATCTCCAGCCCAACGCCAATAACGCCGCCGAGCATGTTCGCCGCCAGCCCCTTCGTAGTTGTGCTGACGGCATGGCTGAACCAATCACTGTCTGTCAGCTTGTCTGCTGCAGCCTGTGCGGCTACGTCTACGGCTCCATCAATCACCGCCTTGACAGCCGCGCGCGTAGGCTCGTCCGTCTCCTGCCACTCCTGGAAGAAGCTCACTGACGAGACGATGAGGAACTCACCGGCGTAGCTCACGTCGACTTCGTCCGGATCCACGTGCCATATGTCACCAACTCCGGCGTTCTCGTTGATCTGATTGCACATCTCCGCATACGCGGCCTTGTAGGCTGATCGCAGTCCCTCCTTCGCCTCAGCGTCAACTACGCGCTCCCCGAGTAAGGCGGGCCACCATACCCTCATGAGCTCGCCATTCTTCCCGGGAGTCATCTCACTATATGCATTTTCTGTCAGATCGCGCCCACCCGTCACGTCACGAACGGTCAAATCGAAGCCGGGCTGTGATGACCCAGCCAGCGAGGGCCCATGTACCTCGATGAATAGAGGGCTGCCTTCATTGACGATCGGATCGTACTGGATGGTGTACAATGCCGGCGCTTGGGTGTCAGGCGGAAGATCCTGCTCTGGCAGGATCATCGCCGGATCGCCGCCAGCGTATCGGTACGTAAATGGCGCGGGACGAGTGAGCCCGCCGCCCGCGTTATGCAGAACAATGAAGTCGCTCACACCCACACCAGGGACAATCGACGGCGCCCGGAGATTGATTGAGCGAAACTCCCCGGCGGGAACGTTAGGCAGGGCAATTGATGCGACGCCGATCTCGTAGTTATCGGCCTCGGTCGGCCAGAGCATGGGGGTCAGAATATCATGCGCCGTGCTAGCAACAAAGCCGGTGACAGCAGCGCCAGCGACTGCTGCTCCATAGGCGAGCTGTCCGCCCACTGGCACCGCATTTACAATTGCGGTGGCAATCGCAGCGCCGGCAGCGCTAGTCGCAGCACTTGTGAACGCGCCAGACGCGATCGAGCATGTCGCATCCCACCAATCCCCGCCCTTCTGCACAGTAAATGATTCGACCTCCGTGACGTAGTTGCCATAGGCATCCTGGATTACGACGTCATATGGGTCGATCGTGAAATCCCGCGGCCCAAGCACTGTTAGGTACAGATCGGCTGGCTCAGTGGAATCGTTTTCCACTACAAGCGTTGTCTTTCCATTCAGCGTCATGCCCCAGTCGATATCATAAGGGCTGTCTTCGCTGAACGCCTTGAGAGTAGTCCGATTGTCAAAGAGACTTGCTGCGCCGGAAATAAGGTATGAGTGTACGTCGCTCTGCCCTTCGATACCGACGGAATTCTCACCAATGACCTGATAATGCAAGCGACTACCATCTGTGACCTCTGGCACGGGGATCGTGGCCCCAAAGGTCATCACTTCTGAGCTGAAGTCCAGGAGCATGGATGCCACGTCCCAGGGGCTGAAGGGCAGCCTAGCCATATCGACTTCAGTCGCGGGGAGGTCGTTGAGCCAGTAGCGCAGATGGACTGTGTCGTCATCCACGCCGCTGATGTCAAAGGCGGCAGTGCCTACTGGCAAGGTCTCCCCCGGTGCGACGATGTCGCTTGTCCCCGCCCAGCAGGTGAACGCCGGGCCGGTGGTTCTGTCGATGGTGACGTTCATAACGTCAGCATCACCAACGATCGCAGTGCCGGTGCCGACGTGGGGGGCTTCAGCGCGGATCTCGTCACCTGTTTCGAGGCCGGTTATGCGGGCTGAGGGAACGAGGCTGTCGAATATGTTCCATGCAGTCGTGCCTAGCTTAGTGTCATCCCTGTAGATGTCGACTCCCGCGAGTGGGAACGTTCCTGCTTCGGGAGTCGCAAAGACGAGCTTGGAGTGCAGATAGAGAGGTGTGAAGTTATTGTCGAATGGTCCATTCGGGCTGGCATTGCCAGCTTCGTCGACGGCGGTTACACACCACGTGTAGTCACGATCCCAGACAAACTCGACAGGGAGAAGGACTTCCGAGGCCCCGGAGACGTCGCTTTCCCAGAGAAGCTCCTCGCCGCCAAGAGCATTGTACCACCATACTCGTGGATGGTAGTAGTCAATACCTGACTCGTCCGTGACCTCACTCCATGCAAGAAGGGGATTCTGAGAGCCGGCATTGCCATGCGGCGTCAGTTCACCGGGCTTGGGCGGCGCTTCCGTATCGATGGTGAAGGTGATGCTCGACTCGAAGCCCGCCTGATGGTAGTCCGAGTCGTCTACTGCGCGGACACGCAGCGTGTAATCCCCGTCCTCAATGCCCGCCAGACCCCA